GGCCCAGTCCGCGCCGTGGTTGCCGACGTAGCCGCTAGAGTGCACGTACCACGTAATGCACGAATTGCCACGATCAGCCGAGCGCAAGCGGACGCCCTGCGGTGAAGTGTGATTCTCAATCGCAAATGTACGAATCTGAGGGTATGTCTGATACTGCTTCATCTTCGTTGTCATGCTGGACGCTCTCTTCCAATAGTCCCATGTGGTGCCTTCGCCAGCGAGCTGAGGCTCAATAGACATCTGCTCCAACGCAGGCAGATAGATTTTGTCATACGTTGTTTCGAGCGGATCAACTGAGTTGCTGCTCGTAGCGTCTGTAATAGTATTGAGCGCTGTTACAACCTTTGTCGGTCTGAGGACTTCAAGGAAATCTGCGTCAAAACCTGTTAAGAAGCCGGCCTTTGCTGTAAGCTGATCCGGGCATCTGTCGTAATCATTCTGTGGAGTCCACCACTCGCCTACTCCCTTATCAGAGTTAAGCCACTGCCTCATTGCTGACTGGGACCATCTGTTGTAGCCGTATGCTGTTCTCTGCAAGCAGTTGAGTTTTCCATCTCCTCCGAACTTTAAGACTCCGAGGCTTGTTCCGGAACTTCCTTCTGTTACCGAAACCGTCTCAATAGCGTCCACCGCCGTCTTACTGTTGTATGAATATACTTTCCAAGTAGAAGGTGCCTGATCCGGTGCGCCTCTGAATCCGGCAAGCTGACCGCCTGCTGGCACAGGCTTTGTGAGCGTAAACTGGTATTTTTTTCCGGCTACGCAATATCCTTTGTCACCCCATGTAGTGCCAATCTCAATATAGTACGTTCCTGCAGCAAGTCCTTCTGTCGCATAGAAAAACGCCTGGTACTGATTGAACTGCACCCCGAACGGTGTAGCATAGTGCCACTGTACGGTCATGCTCGGAAGTTCCTCACCATCCTGCAATGCTGATGTTCCAAAAGCTACAATATCAAGCGGTACATCGTATTTCTGCCCCGTTGCGATGTCCGTCCAAGGAACGATAATCTGATCGCCCACCTGGTACACTTTACTTGCCTGGCCTGCGCGCACAACATTAAGCACATCCTTAATGGATGTCGGCTTATAATTGATGCCGCTGGCAAGTGATGTTAAAATCTCATTCTGTAACTGCATCTGAGCTACAACCTGCTTTGCTGTTTCGTCCAGCACTACCGGTTTTGTTACTTTACTCATTCTTGTATGCCTCCTTATTCTTCAAATGTCTGACACAGAACACCATCCACGAGAGAAAAACCTTCATCATCCATTCTGTCTTTCAGATAATTGTCATTCTCAATCAGCTGTTTAGATGCTGCGTTGATGTTGTCTGCATGGTTCGTGTCCGTAACCTCAACATTCGGCACGGACTGAGAAAAATTTCTCGTTGTCGGTGTGTAATTCTTCACGTTTTGCCTCCTTCCTGGCCTAGAAGATGTCGTCAAGCACGTATGTCTGCTCTACATCATCATCCTTGCCCTTCCTGGTAAAGGTCTTGATGCACACAATGTCGCCGTTGGTGTCATACAGTCCGATTTCGCTGATCTCTTTTCCAGCAAGTTCACTCTCTGCAAGGGTACATTCGTATCTGCAGGTTGTGTCGTTCGGGAATGTGTAACCATCAATGGCTTTGCGGAACAATTCCTTATTGAGCCTAGACTGGGATTCCGCCGGTGCGATGACCGTGCCGGAACTGTTTACACCGCCCTCGCCAAACGCCATACCGATAATCTTTGGAAGCGTAATGGCTCCGGCACGTGCCTTAACCAGGTTCTCCCTGGCTTTCTTCGTGATCACCACGTTTTTGCTCTTTTCTGTACTCATTGGATATACTCCTTTCTATAAATTGAATTAAGATTTTTCTTACCGTTCAGCATATTGCTGCCATCGAAAAACCAGTAATTCCTTGTTTTGGTAATGACCTGCACCGATACATCCGAATCTTCTCTTTTGATTCCCATGTGGTGTGTAACTGATGCTTCAAGTCGTTTATTACCGCCTCTGTACTCCAACGTCGTATTTCCGTCGAGTAACAGTTTTCCGTCCAAATAGACGGTATTCCAAAAGTCGGCCTCGAACTCCGAGCGTATTGCCGCCCGAACATCTGAACCCGTTCGCAGGTCATAAGCACTTCGTACTTTCAATACGTCTGTGACCTCGTTATGGGCGAAGGCAACCATCGCAACGATTGCAACGCCCAGTTGATAGCCTCGTGTAACATCGAGCCTGTGTGAGCCGTCCAAATCCCACGAACCATCCAATAGGTGCGTATTCCAAAAAATGATGTCCGAGGCGATCCGGATTGCTCCTGCCTTGACATCATTTTCTGTTTCCTGTTTTGCTCTGAATTTTGCCTTCTGCAGGTCTGCGTCTGTCGGGGTTGTAAAACCACCGAGTATATACTTAAAACCAAGCATCAGATTGTATCTCATATACGGATAAAGAAGGCTAGAACCGTCCAGCAGTTTTCTTCCATCCAGCAGATCGCTATACCAAAACGACTCTGCGATATGGAAGATTACCTTTTTCAGATTCATCTCCTCTAAGTTCCGATTGTCTGATACGATCTCGGTTCGGTCATTCATTGTAAACATCGTGTGTGACTGTTTCAGCTCATTCAGCATGGCTCTCGCCCGCTTCGATGCAAGTGTTCCCTCACCCATGAAGTATGCCTTGAACACATTCGGGTGTGGTGCCACAAAACCATAATCTCCAGGATCATTGATGTCTGCAATTCGTACATCAAATCCGGTAGCAGTTTTTAAGTACCCTTCCATCCGATACGGTGTCATTGGCGCCCGATAGTCTCTCTTCCGGTAAATCAGCTGTCGCCTCTCCTCGTATGGAAGATTTTCTCGCACCGGCAGTCCCCACTTAATCTCATGGTACATCAATCCCCAGGTGGCAGTTTCCGGAAATAGCTGGTTCAGAATATCCTCAGCTATTTCTCTTGCCGTGTCGTACTCCTGGCCCATAACCTCGTACAACCACTTTCCAACATAGGAATTGTCGTAAAAGCCATCTGACACTGAGGCGATCATGTTCTTCGCGCTCTCGCTGACCGGGAAATTCTCTAAATCAAACTTTTCCACATTCACACCCCCTAACTAAAATTAAGGGTACCGGTGTCCGGGTACTCCTCGCTTTTCAGAGTGATGTTCTGCATTTTCCCATTCATTGTGAATGTTTCAAAGTCCTCGACTCCTGCGATTGCAGAAATCAACGGTCTTACGTCGTTGTACCTCAGAACTCCTTCGGTTTTCGCCTGTGCATAGACCGCTCTCACGGCTTCCGTAAAGTCTGCCTTAATTTGCTCGATGCCAGTTGTTTCATCGTAGCTGAGTCCTGTAATAACATAATTTACGGCAACCGTTGTGGCTGCCGCACAAGTCAGTTCTGCTGTTCCGGTAGGAAGCAATCTTGCCGACCTGTCGTTCGGAGAAACGATGTAGTTATACACATCCTGCACTAGCTTTGCATTGGCTGGTTTTCCGTTTCCGTCTACCAGCACCAGTTTCACCGTGCCAGGACCATTCCAAACAGGAATAACTATCGCATCTCCTGCTCCTGCCTGCTTCGCCCATCTCTTATAGTCCGTATCGTTCCCCAGGTAGGTCATGCTGTTGTCGTACTCTGCGGCGATCCTGTCGTAAAAATCATCGTCTGTCTCTCTTTCAGTACCGCCACGAATAGGCTCCGGATTGTTAATCTCGGTCACATTCTTATCGGGTACCATCATCAGCACGACCGTATTCGCCGCTACATTAGAACCTGTGCCTGCTTCAACCGCTGATACCGGTATAAGCACTGATCTTTCGCTTCCAACAACCGCATCCTCTGTGGTGGCATACTCAATCGACGGGCCGGTTTCGGTTGCCGCCGTACAGAATACCGTTCCGGATAAAATCTCGGTTCCTTCTGCAGCTGTGATTTTCACATAGCCAAAAGCCGGTTCCGCTTCGTGCCTTGTAAGATGCACCTGGCGACCGTGAAGGTCTAGCCATTCATCCCAGGCATATTCCGGAAACGCAATCATCAGTGCCCTTACGATATGGAAATTGATAATTTCGTCTTTTTCCAATGCTGCAGGCATTGTCATATCATACGGAAAACCACCCGGCATATCGTCGATGTCGTCCGGCAAGTTGTTCATCATTCGCTCGTGAATTTCCTCTGCCGAGTTTCCTTCCAGGAACTCCGGTCTGTTAAATTCCGGCTGCATACTCTCCGCCTCCTTTACAAGCTAATCTCTATTTCTTCATCCCAGTTGCTACCCTTTACCTTGAAGGTTACGTGCATCTGATCGCCTTCCCAGGTAAATTGAAAATCCCGGACATTTTCTGCCCTGGGATTTACCATAATCGCATCTGTGATTGTTCTTTCCACCATAGACTCGACAGTTTTTTCATCGTCATTATCCATGGCACGTTCCATCTCGGTACCGATTGAATCGGGGTACGCCAAACAGCGGTACCGCTCTGTCTGTGCAATCTTAAAACACCAAATGGCGAAGGCTTCTTTGCCATCGCATTCCTTGATCCGGTGCGCCCCATCTCTCACGAAGTCTCCCAGTTCCGGGTCCCACTTCATACTCCTTTTGTACTGAGTGTCGTACTGGCTGTCCTCCGAGATAAAATCCGGTACCTCAACAACCGGAAATAGTGGCTGTGACATTTGTCTCGCCTCCTTTATGATTTCTCGATCACATCGATTACGACTGCTTCACTCTGAATCCAGGCAACCAGCACTCGATCTCCTGCTTTCACTGCCGGTATCGTTACACTGTGGCTGTGAAGAGGAACACCCGACGGCGCTTTGTTGAGCCAGCTCTGTTCCGAGGTTGAAAGTGTTAATCCTGCAGCCAGCCTGCAGATCGTGTAGTCTCCCTTCGGTATCGGCACCGGGAATGTGTTCGTTTTCAAACTTCCGTTCGCCTGGATTTCTCCAAAGTCCAAAGTCAACGGAGACTCTGTTTTCTGCGAGGTTCGCCTATCTAACACCTGTGCCAGTTTTGCTGTTCCTGGGTGTCCGTCAAATTGGTCCATCTATATCACCTGCCTTTAATCAAAGGTTCCGTCATCAACCCACCCGTACACATTGCTTCCGCTGTCCGTGTGGATCAGATGCCAAGGGTGCGCTTTTCCGGAACCGTTCTTAATCGTAATCTTTGCTTTTCCTGCCCTGGCTTTGTAGCCTTTTGAGCCTGGGTAGCTGCTCACGTAATGGGTTCCGCCGTGGAAATTCACGATGTCGCCCACGTTGTAATCTTTCTTTTTCTCAGAGCTTGCCTTTTCCTTCTTTGGTTCTGCAAGCTCCAAATCCATCGTCATGCTGTAGGTGTCTGCCGTGTGCTGGATGCCCTTCACGTAGTAATACGACTGGGCCAGTTCGCTCATTACATACACCAGGTCACCTTTTCGGACAAACGGAACATCCGGGGACTGCACTTTGATCTCCTTCTTGATTTTTCCTTCATCGTCTAAGATTTCCTGCGCTGCAGATTTAGCGTCCGCAAGGCTTTCGTCCTTGCCTCTCGTATAAATTCTCTGACGAATACCGTACTTTGTTTCGCCGTTTACCGTGGCTTCAACGCTGGTTCTTCCATCATCGTCTGCCTGCCCTACAACCTTAACCCTGGTAATCATATCTGCTGTACTTATGCTCTGACTGAACATCTGCGTATTATCTGTCCGGAATACATACACCGTCTTATTGCTTCCTCTCGGAATAACAGATGTCTTGCCCTTCCTGGCCTGCACAAAGCATTGCTCCTCGCCTTTCTTCGCTGCATCATCCAGCAGATTGATGATAATGTCTGACAGATACTTATTATTCTCCACTGTTTTACCGTGTGAAGCATTCGGTCCTTGATATGATCCCTGCGGTATCTCCCAATCATCAAAAATCCCTTCTATCGCCGACTTTGTGCCAGTTCCGGAAGGGAAATATCTGTTGTCCTGGCTCTTCTGCAGCTTGTAAAGCTCGTCGTAGCAGGTGCATTTCAGCGTATGTCCTCCGCTCTTTTCAACCGGATTCCACGTTTCCACGTACCCTCGTGCTACTTCCTCGTCCTGGGAAGCGCCGTCTGTTGCGAATACTCCGACCAGGCACCCCGGCTTGATTATCTTCGACAGATAACCCTTGGATGTCTTATCATTCTTCGCCACAAATGAGGTTCTGACGGATAACTCGCCGTCGTTCTCTTCCCATCCGAGGTTTTCAATGTACTCCTTAATGTTGTACTGGTTCTTGCTTTCGTCCATAACCACGACCCGGTACTGGATTTTCGCCAAATCAATCATAGCGTGCCTCCTATCCCGGGATTGTCAGGACTTCTCCCGGCCATATCCAGTGGCCGTGATCCGAACTGCTCTTTCCGTGTTTCTTTGCTGTGGACTCTATCGTATCCTTGTTTGCGTCGTAAATTTTCGTCCACTTGGTGCCGCTTCCCATTTTCTTTGAGGCGATGCCCCACAGCGTATCTCCGGAGACTACTGTATAATTGCCTCCGCTCGATGATGAACTGGCTCTCGGCTTCGTTTTCCTTACAAACGCCGCAATTTTCAGTTCATTTGTGCTGTAGATTTTCAGCGGTTTCTTCTGCACAAACGTAATGGAATACTCGACATTGCCATACGCTCCAACCGGTCTCGGCTGAAATGAAGAAATCGTAACATCCACGTTTATCCACGTTTCCGTTACGATCAATGTAAGCACTGTCTCATTCAACATATAGTCATTCAGAATTTTCACACACTCGTTTGGACTTTTCCAGGCATTCGTTTTGACGATTGCCTCATTCTTCTTTGACGCTCCGAAAAATACACCGTCCCACGAAAACTCTGAAACATCCGTCCCCTTAGGTACCTTTACGGTACCCAGGGAGATGATGTCAAAACTTTGGTACTTGGCTGCATATTTGCCCTGTACCTTTTCGGGTAGAGCCGGGAACGTAAACTTTGAACCCTTTTCCACCGGAATCAGTTTAATATCCATCGCCTACGCTCCTTTCGTGCTTGATACTGGCATATTGGCGAATACCTCACTCAACTTGTCGGCGATGTTTCCGCCAAGTTCGTCTGCGATCTCGCCTAAGTGCCTTCTGATTACGGCAACAATATCTTCCTCGCTCTGACCTTCCTTTGCCTCGATTTGGAAATTCGGGCTTACCGCAACATTTACACTGATCGGACCGGTCTGTGGTGTAGAGGTCGGAACCTCTGAACTTACCGGAGCAAATGTTTCTGCTGAGTTGTCCTCATAATTACCTTCTGTGGTTTCGTTATAGCCATAGGATGCGTTTCTTGTCGCCTCAGTGAATAAATTATGGTCTGATACCATATCGCTCAAATTTGAGCCTTCTATACGACCGCCCTCTGCGTGCTTAGAAACGCCGAGTGCTTCGCCTGCCTGCTCGTACAATTCAAGTGCTCTTGTCCTTCGGCTTGGATTTGTCGGGATAACAAACTCGTCCCAACCTTCCTCTGCCAACCATGACAGCTGAGGACCGCCACCAACTCGACCACCTGCAGCGTGTTTCGCCGGTGTGGATGTCGTTGTCGGAATTGTCGGCAGCGTCAACAGGTTGTACTTCGGTGTTACGTTTACCGTCGGACTGATGCTGAACGGACTTGCCGTTGCTGTATTAAGAGAGGTCTGCAGGCTGGTTCTCAATCCCGCCGAGCCATTGGTAAGACTCGTTGACGCTCCCGTGTTGAGTGATGTTCCGAGATTTGTACCGGCTGTCTGCCACTCTGACTGCAGCGTAGCAAAATACTCGTTCGAGATAGGACCGTAATTCTCCATGACCGTTGAAAAATCAAAATCGGCCATCTGATCCTGCATATACTGTTGCATGAATGTGCTGAGTGTTTCTTCACTACCGCTGTTCTCCAGGGCGTTGTGAAGTGCTTCTGAATAGGACGTCTTGACGCTCTCGAAATACTCGCCGTAGTAGTCCGACATCTTCTTTTTCAGATCCTCTGTATTCAAGCCGATTGACTCGCCTTCCGTCGGGCCTGTGATAGACTCCATAAGTTCCGTCCAGTCCTCATTAGTCATTGAATCCCAGTCGATTGCTTCCTTGATTTCCTCTGCAGTCGGTACAGAATCTTTGAAATCCTGCATAATCTTCTCTTTGGTGCCATCCGGTACCGCAAGTGCCGTCTGCAAAATCTGAGTCGCAATGTCCGTCTGAACTGCCGTATCGAGATTGAGCTTGTCTAACCCCATCCAGCTTGCCACATCAGCTGCAGTCCAAGTCTGTACGTCCGGGTGTGCCAGCAACGCATTGTTCAAAGCTGTTTCCAACTTCTCCTTCGTGCTTCCCTCAATCTCCGGCATATAACCTTGAAGTGAGGAGTCCCACGCCTCGGCAATCGTTTCCAGGTTGAACGAAGATACTCTTGCGTTAATCTCATTCAGCTGGGCGTAGTAGCCATCGGTCGCCTCTTTCACGGCCGCATCGTACTCTTCCTGCGTGATAGCTCCGTCTGCCAGCTGCAGGTTCAGATTTGTGAGCGTGAGCGTGAGTGCCTGCTCGTACTGATCCGACGCATTGCTTACCTGCGTCTGCAGCTCTTCCTGCAAAGCATTGAAACTATCCATATCCAGCTCTGCGCCGGAATACTTAATCTTCAATGTGTCAAATTCCGCATCCGTCCTGGCCTGCGAAATCTTTCCTGTGATAGCCGAAATCTGATCCTGCAAGCTCTGAATTTCTGCAGACTCGTCAAGACTGATAACGCTATCCTCTAAGGCAATATCCACTTTTCCGCTGAGTTCTTTTCCCAAGTCGTCCAGCTGTTTCTTCATACTGCCGTAGTAACTGTCGATACCGCTGGTGTCTGCGTCGGTTCCAGTGAGCAGTTTCAAAGCGACTGTCGCCTCGTAATGGTTGTTGTCAATATAGGACTGGCTGTCGCTGATGAAGTTTTCGATTGCACTCTTGTAATCGTCCTTCTGCAGTTCATCCAGTTTCATTCCTAAGCTGACTTTCCAGTTCTCCTTTTTCAAGGTCGATACTGATGATTGCAGGTCGCTAAGTGCCTGCTGTGTGTCGCTGGTTGCTGTTGTGAAGGTGTTCAGTCCGTCCGTCATATCGCCGAATGTAATATCACTTGCAATACTCTTGACCTCTTCCAGGGATAACTTAATCTTTCCGAAAGCATTCTTTGCCACGTTTTCGCACTCTTCCTGGAACATAGCTGAAAACTGCTCCGCAGAAACCTCGCTATCGTTCATAGCGTCCTGCAGAGCCTTATTCTGAAATCGTACATCTTCGATTGACAAACCGGTTGCCTGGAAAATCTTCTGAGCTTTCTCGGCTTCCTTCTGCATTTCTTCGACATTATCCTGGTACTCTTCTTTGACCTTATTGCCCTTGATCCATCCTGCGATACCTCCGACACCGGCACCGATTAAAGCACCGACCGCTGTACCAAGACCAGGAATTACAGAACCAAGTGCTGCACCTGCCGCCGCACCAGCTGCTACGCCGCCTGCTTTCCAAGCGGCTGAACCACCGTAAGCGGCTTTCTCGTCCTTATTGTCGGACTTGATAGATTTATACAAATCCATTGCACTACTTACGAGCGTTGCACCACCGGCAATCGCTCCTGCTCCTGCACCCATTCCGACTGCAGATAAAGCTCCTGCGCTTAGTGATGCTCCCCCGGCCAGGTTTCCTGCTCCGAGGTTGATTGCCAGCATTGCCGACTTTCCGAGAAGTCCGGTACCCATTGCAGACGAACCAAGCATTGCTGCCCCAAGTCCCATCTCTCCGGTTCCCGAACCTAATACTGTCTTTCCTGCTTTTCCCAGGCTGATTGCTCCCTTGCCAAGACTGATAAACGGACTGGCAATCTTACCGAGCAATACCGCTGAGAATACAGACGACAAATCTGCAGACTTACCGCCCGGAAGCAGTTTGCCCGCATTTGATACCAAATTACCGAGTCCGTCCATCAACTTCGCAGATACGGCATCGAAATCAAATCCCTCTGAGAAGCCTTTGGCGAACGACGCTCCGATACTGGTTCCCTCGTCGAATGTTTCCGAGATGTCAATACCGAGCATTGTCATAACGCCGATCTTAATTCCGCTGCCGATGCCTTTTCCAATGTCTCCGGCGAAATCAGCAAATTTTGCTTTTCCTTTGGTGTCCCACCACTCCTTGAACGGATCAGCAATAAATTCATCCCAGCTCAGTTTCACCTTGCCGAGGAAATCTGCGTTTTTCCATTCTTCCGACTCTGTTAAGTCGTGGAATTTCTTCTTCATGCGGTCCACCTTTGTATCTACCCAGTCCATCATTTCATCAAGGCCGGATTCAACCGCTGGCATCTGATCGGTAAGCCAGTCTGCCAGGCTTCTCACGTATGGAGATAGTCTCTCGCCAAATGAGATTTTCACTCCGTCTACTGCGCTCTGCAGTAACGTGATAGAACCCTGCAGGTTATCCATCATCGTTTCAGACATATTCGCTGCCGCTCCGTCTGCATTGTTGATGGCGTCTGCCAACTTGTTATAGTCCTCTTCTGAGGCATTCAAGATAGCAAGCAAACCTTTCTGTGCCTGTGTTCCTGCGATTGTATTTGCCAGGTTTGACTTCTGCTCAGCTGTCATACCTGCCGTAGCCGTCCTTAACTCACCCATCACATCGGATAAATCCCTGGCTTGTCCGTTGGAATCAAAAAAGCTGATGCCTAAGTCTTTCATAGCATCAGCCGCTCCGTTGGTGTTCGTCGATAATCTCGTGAATATTGAGTTGAGTGCCGTACCGGCCATTGTTCCCTTAATTCCAGTATTTGCCATTAAGCCTGTCATAAGGGCAACATCTTCTATGGAGTAACTGAGCGATCCTGCCATAGAGCCTGCATATTTGAAAGTCTCGCCCATTCCGGAGACTGTCGTGTTCGCATTTGATGCAGCCGCCGCCAAAACATCTGAGAAGTGTCCGGCATCACCGGCTTTCATATTGAACGCCGTGAGCGCATCCGTAACAATATCGGATGTCGTTGCCAAATCTTCTCCGGAAGCTGCTGCCAAGCTGAGAATACCTTCGATACCATTCAGCATATCGTCGGTTTTCCATCCAGCCATCGCCATGTAATTAAACGCCTGCGCCGACTCTTCGGCTGTGAATTTCGTGGTTGCTCCCATTTCCTTCGCCTTATTCGTCAGTTTGACAAGCTCTGTGCTGGTGGCTCCGCTTATAGCCTGGACCTGTGACATTGCGGCCTCGAAGTCCTTGTATGTCTCTATCGTGTCTTTCAGACCGATACTGACTCCCAGGACCGCTCCGACTTGGAAAATCGGATTTTTCAACAGGTTTATGATCCCTCGAACCGGGGAGGTTATGAGGTCAATCGCTCGCATTGTAACGCTCCACGTTTTCCCTGCAAAACTCCTTAACCCATTACCCAGCGTAGAGAGTACCGGACTGATTCGTTCCTTCGCTTCAAGCAGGACTTCGTACTTTTCTTTCGCCCAGCTTGCCAGGCTCTTTTCGGTTTTCTGAGCTTGCTTGTCAAACTTGGAAACTGTGTCGCTCGCTTTCTTGGCTGAACTATTCGCACTATTGGCCGCTCGTTCCATTTTCTCGAATTTCTTCGTAGCATTGGAGACTCCCGGATCGGTATTATCGACCGTCTCAATAGGAATTTCGATTCTAAGTGTTTCCGCCACCGTCATTACCTCCTTTCTGTGATTCTAGGGTTGTCCGCATAGACGCAAGCATGAACGCCTGCACGCCTTTCGGTTTCTCGTAAAATTCATCGGGGGTTATTCCTGTCTTTTGGAATATGTGATGCAACAAGCACATCTTGCCCCCGGCTTCAATTAGTTTTTTGCTACTTCCTCAATGTTGCTCTCGTAGCCGCTGAGGGTGTCGATCGCATCAATAATACGGTCTTTCTCGCCCGCTTTAAGGGTGTACTCGATTACATCCAGGCCGGACATAATCTGAAATCCTTTGCTTTCAAGCGCCTGCCATACCTTCTTGTTGTCCCATAACTTCTCTCTATCCTCTGCGATAGTCGCCTTGTGGATGATTGCTGACTGGTACTTGATACGGTCTGTGTCCTCCGGCATCTTGATACCGAGCTGCTTATTACGAACATACTTTGTAAATTTCTTACGGCACTTGTCGTACTCCTCTGAGCCGAGAGGTCTGATAGAGAATGCAAAAGCGAGCTTGCCGTTTCTGACAATCTCAATTCTCTGTGTTTCCTCTTCATCGGAAGCGAAATCTGCAGCCGCAATCAGACCTGCGATGAAGTCCTCCTCATTCGCTCTGATTACCTGCTTTGTTTCCTCTTCGTTTGTCTCCACTGTACTTACTGCAGGCTGAGTATTCTCCTCAGCTGTTGCCTCGCCTACTGTTACGCCTTTTACAAATTCTTTAGCCATTTGAATGTCCTCCAATTCTTTTTGATTAAATAAAGGGGAACCGCTCCGGCTCCCCTACTGGTTTCGTATGTGGTACTCCTTATCTGTCTACGCCGAGTAACGACTGTAACTTAGGCGGTCTGTTGACAAAGAAGTTCCAGTTTCTCTTGATAACATCGCCGACAGTGACATTCTGAATGTCAATCTGTCCGGAAGGAATACACTCCTTGTAAACCACACGCTCCTCAGAACCATTACGTCCGAGAAGTGAACCCTGGAAGTTCCAGTGCGGCGGGATCTGAGTCTCTAATGCCTCCATGACCTCTACAAAGAACTGGTCGTCCTCTACTACGATCTGAGACATCGTGAGGCTGACAGCAAATGTGTTGGCTGTCTCATGTTCCTGTGCATCTCCAAGCACACTGTACTTAGCATTGTTGTAGTTCACGTTGGAAGTGAACGTATCAACGGTCGCAAGTAAAACGCCGTCCTCGCTGTAGAACGCTCCGTCCTTACCGGTACGTGCGTGTCTTGAATCACCGGCGGCTCTCTCGTTTCTAATCATCGCTTTTTACCTCCTTCTACTCATTGGTGCTGAAACGGAAAATAAAGCTGAGGTAGATATGCTCCATAGAATCCTTGTCGATAACATCGATGTCGAACCATGCGGAGTCTCCGTCTGCTGTGTAAGCAGAACTTTCGCTTACTGTGCAAGCTACCAGCTTTCCTTCCTCTCTCATTGCATCACCGACTGCCTGCAGCTGAGAAATTACAGTTGCTCGACCGTTGGTGTCGTTGTCTACCTTGCCTACCAGGTTGTCAGAGGTGGTATTGATACGTCTGATAAGCTCGAAACGAGTCTTAACACGGCGAATCTTTTTCCAGCCGTCGTCCTGGTTGTCCTTCGGCGTAATGAGGGTATTGATCGCATTATCAATCCACACCTGCTTAGCCTTGTTATAGCTGAGTACCAGGCAGCCTTTCTTCTCTGCAGCGATCATTTCAGTGTTTGTCAGCTTTTCCTTGATCTCGGAGAAGCCGCTGACTACTGTATGAGTGAGTGAAGAGTTTGCCGCTACTGCGCCGATCATACCGGCAATACGTGCTGCGGTCTGATAACCGTCGATCTCCGTGCCCTGCTCATTCACATGGGCATTGAGAACGTAGTGCATCTTCTCGTCATTGAATGAAGCGGCGTGTGCTTCCCTTGTTTCCAGGTCTACCGTGTGTTTCTCAGCAACGACCGCCTGTGTAAGGGATGCCGCATCAAAAATACGATTGATGAAGCTCTGCAGAAGCAGATGTACCGAAGTGTCCTCGGTATCGACGCAGATTGTGTTAAACTCATACGCCTCTACCTGCTTAAACGCATTGGAGTAGTCCCCATTCGTTACCTGTGGATCAGTTCCCTTTGTAAACTGGGACTGAGACACGTTCTGTAATGTTACGGTACCGGACTTGATAACCTCTGCCTTAAAATTCTTGGAAGACGCCAGCGCATCCACAAGGGCATTAGCTTCGTCTGTTCCGGCGGTAAATTCCGCCTTCTCAAACTCTGTTGTACCGGCATAAAAAATGCACTCTTTGAGAGTGCTGTCTGAGAGCTTTTCACGGACTGTTACTACAAAGTCCTTTGCTCCTGGATATTTTGCTGTGATGCTTACTGCATCTGTGCTTTCGCTGTCCTGCAACTTGATACTGCCCTGAGTGCCGCCGTTACCGACTCTGCATGCGATGATCGTCTTTGCGCCACCGGCGATTGCCTCTTTCATTGCGTCCGTAGTAAGTGCGGTACCGAATGTTCCTTCGTAGCCATCCTCTGCAGATAACTCGATTGCCTCGTTGAGAGGACCGAAATCTGCACGGAAGATTACTGCGGTAACACCATTCATAACGCCAGCAGCGGCATTTCCGCCTTTCTTCTGAATGTTGAAATAGGTACCAGGACGCACCTTAGTTTCGCCTAAAATGAATGTTCCTGCCATTTCTACTTAACCTCCTTCTGTAAGAACTTGCTTACAATTTCCTTTGCCTCTGATACTGTGTACTCGGCTTTGCCGTCAGTTTTCAGAGCGGCTACAACGCATTCCTGCATTGTGCCGAATACGCTTCTTGCGTTGCCTGCAAGCTCGCTTACTGTGTAAACGGACTCTGCAGGGGCCTTTTTCTCCGGCTTCTTTTCTGCCTTTGTTTCAGCAGGTGCCGGAGTTGCTGTTTCCTTAGCCATGCTTTACCTCCTTAACTGTAATTTCCATGAGCTGCCATAAGCACGTGAGGCTTAGCCTTGTACCTAAGCAATCCATAGTGACCTGTGATGAATACCTGGCCTTCCTTCAAGTAGTCAGATTTGTAATTCACCTGCAGTCTCTTGATGAACATAGGCGAATAGTCCAGCATAATTACCTCTCCGTCGAGTGACAAATGGTTGGCAATATCTGCGGCCATCTTCAATCTCACTGTGCTTTCCGGGCACAAAACATGGACGGCAATTCTACCGTCCATCCAAGCTACTGTATTCGTTTCTTCCTGCTTCTCAGATGAAATCAGTCTGCAGTAAACCACCGGCTGATCCGCTGAGGCTTCGGTTATCTCCTCCATCCGGTCATACCCCATCACCAGGCATTTCGGGTACAATTCCTTGATGTACTTATCAACCGCCATTACTGGGTCCGGGTCGGACGTTTCCATAGACGGATATTCCAAGATGTCAAATCTGACTTCACAGCCGATTACAACACCGGCTTTTCCTGCATCCTCGCCCATGGTGAACGCATCCGTTCTCGCCCAGGTAAAGCAGTACGGCGTACCGCCTTCCGGAAGAAGGATCACATCACGCAGGCATTCCTTCACGATAGGCGCTATGTCCTCCGGGAATACATCTGTTGTGTTCTGACAGAATATCGATACCGAAAGACTACCGGCACTGTTTCGTTCTTCGTTTGCCTGCAGGTCGTAGTTGTAAGTTACCATAGGGTACTGCGTTTCACCGCCCCACCCATCCTGTTCGTCGCCCGGTGCTTCCGGACTAAAAACAGCAGGCACACCGTTGTAGGTTGTAAGCCTCTCTGCGAGTGCTGCTGTACTGACGAACCTTTTCTGAATCAGTTCTTCCAGCTTCACTCTGTCGCTCCTTCCTCAGTGTCCTGCTTTTCGATGCCGTAGGTCTTGACCTCCGACATATCGTGTGAATATCGGATTTCCCACTGAGCGTCTACCGCTTCATCAATGGGAATCCGAAAGTGATTAGTTACATTGCCGATACCCGGATGATACTGGACGATCAGCTCCTTCTCGGTGGCTGATGTTACAAATCCGGCTTTACCTTCCGGCCATGTGCGATGCTTGCCATAGACCAAATCGCCCCTGGCAATCTCGCTCAAATCGAAGGTTGCTATCGGCTGTTCTACTACCAGTGCCATATATCATGCCTCCTTAGCCATACGGCTCCTTGTAAATTTTCTCAATTTCCGGGGTTGCCTTCTCCTTGATCTTGTCTACGAATGGTCTTGCTGCCATTTTCTTCGTTCCGTTTTCAAGGTAGCCAGCATACTTCTCTTGGCTTTCCAGCTCTGCAATGATTTGGACTCCGCCACCAGCGGTACTGCCTTCGCTCTTTACCTGGCCATTCCAGTGCATACGGAGATTTCCTGTACGTCTTGCCGGTGGTTCTCCTGGTGCCGAAGCTGTGTAGGTCGCTTTGCTGTGCGGCTTGCGATATGTTCGCCCGCTTCTCTGACCTTTTAGCACTTCCAGTTCTGCGTTTCTCATAGCATTCACTGCCCTAACGCCCCTGGCTACGACTTGCCGGTTGATTTTGGCTACCTGTCCTTTGACTGTTGCCCTTATGGCACTTCCTGCGCTCCCTGCTTTTCCATCGTTCCACAGTTTCACTTGACATCCTTCCTTTCCTCGGCGTAGTAGATTGTGGATATACCCAAGCTACCCACCTCGTCCAGGTCGATGATGTAAAACGTGCGATTTCCGAGTATGAGTTTATCGGACTTCTTTGCTTCCGGACTTCCCGCCTGCACAATCGTATGGGTGCAAACACGGTCTCTCGTTGAATGAGATTCCTTCTGTTCCTTCGTGGACTCGGCAAGACATCCTCTGATGATCTTTGAGCCGTCTCCTTTCGGGTCGTTTACTACCCTTCCGCTCGCTGTTACAACCTGCGTATTTAACTCGACAACAAAATCCTTGAATAAGTTTCCCGGCCTTAAATACATAAATCTCGCATTTATCATCCGTTCCACACCCTCTCGTTTTCGTGCATTCCGGTATGGAAGTAAGGCGGACCATCTACCCCATTTCCGAACCGTGGCACTGACACTGATTCTGCCTGGACCTCTTTTTTCAGCTTGTCGTAATCTTCTTTCCAAAGTTTCGCCCTGCCATTCATATCCAAGCTGAGAGGACCGGTCTTTGTGTTGACCTCATACGCAAAACGACGGCACAAACTTTCAAGAAGCATCAGCTTCGCACGCTTCCACTTATTCGGGTATGCGTCGATTGCTGCTTGTATCTCCTCGTCGGTCAATGCCGTCGTATCTGCCAGGCCCTCTACCATCGTGTCTCCAAGCTCAAACCTCATACGATCTTTGCCAAATTCTGTGATGTTTCCCGGCTCATATGTGTATGCACCTTTTGACATTAGGTATCAGCTCCCTCCGTATTGCTGTCTGTGGTTGCGTTACCGCCTGCGGATTCGTTTGAATTGCCTTCGGCGGAGAATAAGGTGTCGTGCTGTTTCTGAGCCGCTTTTTTGACCGTAGCACGTGTGTCTAAGGCGTGAAGCAGAATCAGAACGCTATCGGACTTCACACTGGCTACTGCCTTTGCACCGTCCTCTGCATTCATCTGCAGTACATCGACAACTGACTGAACATCCTCTGCACTGCAGGAAACCGCCGTCACATTGTCACCCTCGCCCTTGACTGTCACGGTAAAACCGGCATTGTCGGAGTCGAACGGTTTAAGCTCTGCGACTGCGGACTGAATCATCTCGTCCACCTGCTCCTGCGTAAATCCTTTGCTTGCATTGGCGACTGCATCGGCCATCATCTTGTCTACCTGCTCCTGCGAATAAAGGGCACCGGACTGTTCCGGTACCTCTGCTTCGTCATTTGCGATTGAGATTACGCCGAGTTTTTCTTCCCTCTCGACATTTAACACAATGTCTGCCGGGATTTCATCCCCTGCGAAGAATTTTCTGCCGCCATAACTGCAGCGTTTCTTTGCAATCAATTTCATGGCGAACCTCCTTATACAGCGTCGCAACCGAAGAATGCGAGATCATCTGCGGTTTTCTTCATGTCGTATGCCATAAGACCCTCAACGAGCTCTGAATGTGTTCCCGGTGCGCCAGGATAATTCAGAATCGGAAGCAAAATTCCATTCTCCAGCATATCCCATGTGAAGATGTAACCTGCAGAAGGCTCCTCGACGGAAGGTGTGTCTGTCGCATATGCTAACAGGAATGAGTTCGGATCCCCGATATATCCCATATCTGCATTCTGTCCTAATCCAGCTTTGTTCTGAACAGTTCTGTCGAGGACAATTCTGTCAATTTCAAAGAGCTGTGCCAGTACGTTAAGATTTACTTTTGCCGGGTTAGGAGTAGAACCGCCGTATTTTACCCTCTCGAGGATTGCCGGGTGCTCTTTTAACGCATTGTAGACGTTTACACCCAATCCAAGTCTGTTAGGGGTGCGGCCGGTTTCCTCATTGATCTCAGTCATTTTGTTCTGGAAGAAAGCGATCGGGTCACTGTTTCCGTTGCTGAACTTGATAAACTGTCCGGATGTAACAGACACGGAATCGGTGCCTGTTGCCTCGTTTTTCCATACTCCTTTGCGCATGAAAGATTTTGAAAACTCTGCATCCTGGTGGATATTTGCCTGTGTTGCAATCACCTTAGTTCTCTGCTGGCGTGGGTCTTTGGTGTGAGGTCCCTGTCTGCGGTTAAGGTCTGTCTGACGGATATTATCAATACCCATCATCATCTGATCTACGTGGCAGGCATAGTTCTCTGTATGCTCTGAGATTACTGCCGGGTCAACTGAACCGTATGCCGGTTTTCTATTCCAGTTATCACGTAACAAATCCTCTTTGTCAAATACATAGTAATTGTCAGAGGACAGCTGCACCGGGCAAACAGGAAACATATTCTTTGCAAAAGATGTTGTTTCCTGCTGATAGTAAGCCAGCGCCATTGTTGAAAGCGCTGTGTGCGGTCTAAATGCACCCTTTGCGATTTCTGCCTGGATGCTTTTCGTTGTTCTTTTCATTTACCATTTCCTCCTTCTTTATTTTGCGGCATTCTTCTGATACTTGGAAATCTGAACTCTAACATAGTCATTCTCAGCTGCATTGCTGAGCGCCACGCCGATCACATAATCTCCGTCAGCTGCCTTTGTTGCTTTTCCTGCGGTTGCAGTTACCTCTTCGCCCTTCTTGATGGCTCCGCCAGCAAGAATGTAGCCGATGTCCTTAATCTGAACATCTACCTGGTCGCCCTTTGCAACCTTTCCGGACTCTGCTCCGGAGATGTCGTTATAGCCTGCCTCAATAATTGCAATGCCTACGATAGGTGCTGTGCCGTCGGTTGCTACGACTACATCTCCATTCTCGTCATATTTGAGAATGAGGTTTCTCACATCGTCGATAGCAGCACCGGCCTGCTCTGCGATTGTCACAGACTGGTTAATCTGTGAGCCGTTGAAGTTTCTCTTTGCCATGGTCTTTTCCTCCTTCCTTAAAATCCTTCCTCAGCGTCGTATGCGTCCATAAGGTCCGGGTTATCTTCCCAAGCCTTAGCCAGCGCATCCGTATAGCTCATGGAAGGTTCTTTCTGCATATAGCTCTTGGCGATACCTTCGATCTTGCCCTCTGCATCACTTACGTGCACAGAGCCGTGGCCGGACTTGCCTACCTCGGAAAAAACGCCGGACTTGTTGACCGCTTCCACGGTGGCATCAAGAACGGCGATCATATCGTTGTATGCAGTTCCACCGGTAGCTCTGAGAGATTTGAGCATAGGTACAAGCTCCTCTTTCTTCTTGCCGATGATTTCATACTTGCCTGCTACGGCTTCAAGTTCTCTGTTCTCGGCATCCTCACGGAACTTTCTGAGTGCTTCGATTTCTGCCTTAACAGCAGGATTGAGTCCCTTGTAGATGTCCTCGCCATCTGCAGGTGTTTCCTGGTTCTGCTCAGGCTTCTCAACAGACTTTGTTACCGCAGGTTTTCCCTCCGTAGTCTGCTCTGTCTGAGCCGGGTCGTCTGCCACGCCGTATCTCTTCTCAATATCTTCGAGAATGAGAAGCTCAGCCTGGGTCATTTTGCTCTTGTCGATCTTCATATCTTCGTTGTCTCCTTTCGACTGTTTCTTTTTGCCCTGGTCCTTTTTGTCCTCTGTGTCTACCTCCGGATCGTCTCCTTCTCCGGCAGGCTTTCCAGCGGCGGTCTGTGCCTTCTCGATGTTGTCATTCAGCCTTGCAGCCGCAGACTTCATCATTGCCAGGTCACTCTCCGTCACCTCGTCACTCTTTACGATGTTGATTACCTTTCCGCCGGACCAGTTGCTAATCGCTTCCTTCACTACTGCAGTGAACTCGTCAAGGCTCTCATTCATCGCTGTTGCTGCGCCGGTGCTATCCAGCTCCTCGTCATTCAGAATCGAACAGAGGCTTGCCTGCAGTGCGTAGCATATATCCCAAATTTCCAGTAGGTAGGATTTATCTTTATCCTTTACTGTCCTTATAGGCTTTTCTTGCGGAGTGCCGAGGTGTTTATCATTTATCTTGATTTGTTATTGTCCTTTATGTGTACTTGAATTTGTACCGAAATTTGCACGAAGAAAGAGAGCCGGTACCTTTGCTCATGGCATTGGTGCAAGCTCTCATATGTGAATGGCTGTTGTGAAGTTAGCATATCTTGATTTTATTTCCCAGGTCGTTCATAATTTCTGTTGACTTTTCCTTTGTCACATGGCTGTAAATATCCATTGTCGTTGAAATATCTCTATGTCCCATAATCTCTTGAATGACCTTGACATTTGTTTCATTTTCGCAAAACCTTGTACAAAATGTATGTCGGAGAATGTGCGGAGAAAATACCGGTAGCAGTTCGGGATCTCTGTTTTCCTTTCCTGCAGTCTCAGTTTCTTGCTGATTATATCGCTTTACAATCCTGGCAATAATCTGATTGATGCTGGCTATCGAGTAGGGCATTCCCTTTGATGTATGAAACACGAAGTCCGTATATCCGTCAATCGTAGCGGTGCCATGTGAGCCGGTCAAATTGTCAATGTCTCTCAGATGCACGAGTTGCTTTCTAAGGTCCATAAGCAGAGGTATGTCCCTGTTCCCGCTCTCACTCTTTGGCGTAGTTACATGATATGTCATTTTACCGTTTACATTCGTGTAGTGCATAGCGTGGTTGATGCTGACCGAACCCTGGAATAGGTCAATGTCTTTCCAGGTCAATCCCATTAGCTCAGACACTCTAACCCCGGTTCCGAGGAAGAATGAGAACATAGGCAGATACACACGATATGTCGGAGACTCTGAAACAAACGTGATGAAATTTTCCTGTTGCTTAACCGTGAGAGGTTCCCTTTTCTTAGCCGGCCTTTTCCCTATCCTTGAAAATGCTTTCTTGGCCGGGTTGCTTTGCAGGGCGTTGTCCTGGACTAAATCCTCGAAACACCCATATATGATTACGTGCAGGGTATGTACTGTCGCTGTTGCCAGTTCCTTATTTTCGAGCAGTTCCTTGTACAATTCCACGATATGCACTCGCTTGATCCGGTCAATACGCATATTGCCAATATTGCTTTCTCTCACGTAGTTATTCCAATACCTGGTATATAATTCCCTGGTCGTAAGTTTCAAATTGCTCTTGTATATATCCATCCATTTCTCAAACCATTCATTGAGCGTGGCTTTCGGAATGTCGCTGTAGATACCATTCTGTAGCTGTGATTCCTTTGTAATGATTTTCTTTTTCAGTTCGTTCAAGTCATTATCCGTAAGAACATACTGGGTACCATTTATCATTTTTCTCCAAATGTACCGTAGGTCTGATTTCTGACTTACATTAGGCGGTAGCACTCTCCCGCGGTTGTCTTTTCTGTTCTTTGCCATATTTTGTCCTTTCCGGCGAAATGCCGGGGACATTATCCCAGGCACTCGCTCATTAAATTCATAGCCATTTTGAAACCAATCACAAAACCGGTTTTTTCGGATGCCCTGGATAACTCAATGGCTTTGTGCCAAATTTCCTGTGTAGTGGATTGCCCAAAAGGATTGAGTGTGATCTGTTCCAGTTGTTCCAATGCTGTAATCTGTTCTCCAATCTGTGGTGTTTCCTCGTTGTAGGTTGCTTTGTAGTTCTCAAATAACTGTTCGATTGTTTCTGTGTTCTTGATTTCTTTGCTCATTCGCTTTTCCTCCCATTCGCTGATCTGTCGCTAAAGTTTCTGTGTGGGAGGATAGCTCTGTGGCAATCTCTCCCATTTATGGGTTATGGCCCGTTCCCCCTTTCGGGGGCGGTGCCGGTTACCTATGCTATCGTGAAGCGTTTACTCTTTGTCGGTTTCGTGAACTGTTCGCACAATTCCGGAAACGCTGTTTTCAATGCCTTGCTGTCAAGCGAGTTGCTGATGATTGTTTTCCAGCGAACTATGAAGTTCCCGGTCTGTAATTCCTCGATGTTCTTGCTTTCAAGGTCTCGCTTGATTTCCGCTTTCAGTTCGTTTTCTTTCTGTTCAATCTCTTTTTTCTGTCTCTCTAATTCCTGGAGCTTTTTAATTCTGTTGTCAATCTGTCTATTTGTCATAACCTATGCCCTCGCTTTCTCTCTTAAATCGCTCTTGCGATAACCATTAACTCTGTCTCAGTTGCCTTTGCAGGATTGAAATTGCTGATCCCCGCATTCATTGCCATATTGTAAATTGCGGTTGCAGGTGTGATACCGTATTCTTTTGTCTGTCTCTCGATTTCCTTGTTTACTTTCTCGATATAACTCATGCTCTCAATCCTTTCTTGTGAGCCCTGGGTGGCTATTTAAGTATCTATGCACTCTTGCAATCCCAATCTCCCTTATCCGTTCCCAGTGTTATGTAATATTCTTGCTTTCCCTTTCGGTACTCCCGTCTATTTTCGCTCACACTTTTTTGTTTCGTTTTTGTGTTGTATGTTTTGTTTGTGATTATATAATACCATAATTGATTACATATGTCAAGGGTTTTTATAATAGTTTTTGAAATATATTACCGTTTTCATTGACTTTCGTAATCAAATATGGTACAGTACAAACATAACGCAAAGACTTAAAAAGGAGGAAAACAAATGTCTTTTTCAAACAAATTGCGCTCAATACTAAACGTAACAGGGCATAAACCCGCTGACCTATCGGAATGTCTCAATATTTCTTCCCAGGCAGTCAGAAATAAAATATCTCGTGGTTCCTATTCCGTAGACGATATGTTAAAAATTTTTGACTATTTAGGATGCGAGGTTACAGTCAAAACCAAGGATGGCATTGTATTCCCTTTGACCATTGATGATATAAGGGAAACAGGCAATAATGCTGATGAACAGAACCAGGAGGAGGCATAGCATGGCAGAACAGATCATATTGCAAGGACTTTGTAACCAGGTCAAGGGAGCAGTCGTGGAGAACGGACACGGTATGCTCACAAATCAGAGGTTCATTTACTCAAAACATTCCCTGGCCCATATCGCTGTTATGGGTGCTTTCGTAAATCTCACACGTGGAGACTTTGACTTTGACATTCCCTTAGCTGACATTACCGAGGTTGAGGAAACTAAAAGGCTCTTTTCAAAAATTCTCGTAATTCATACGAAGGATGCCGAATATCGCTTTTTCTTTACCAAGCTGGAGGAATGGAAAATTGCCTTTGCCAATGCCCTTGAAGGTAAAAGCGATACGGAGCCGGTGCAGGCGGTACCGAACGGATCAGTTGCAGACGAACTCTTGAAGTTCAAGAATTTGCTGGATGCCGGAGCCATTACCGAGGACGAATATAATGCTCAAAAATCCCGATTACTGAACCAATAAACAGATGCCAGGCTTTCTCATTGCCCGAACACAAATCCCGAAGAGGTGTTTACCTTTCCGGGATTTTTTCTGTTCAGTTTTGATTTTCACTGTATGCTCTTTACTCTTGTGCCGTAGAGCCTGCGATTTCTATTGCGAATACCGGGAACTCGCTGGACTTTATCATTTCCCAAATTGATTTGTCGTAGATTTCTAATCCTATCCAGTATGCCAATGGTGGCAGGATGCCTATAGAGATGCCTATTGCCTGTTGCTTTTCTTTCGTGAACACACACGATTCTATGATGCGTACCGGGTTGCTCATATCATTTGTTGGCATATTCCGGATAAATTCATAAATTGCCAGTTCCAAATCCTTCACTGAAACCGAGTAACCTAGCTGGCTCTCTATTTCCTTTTCACCGTTCCCTATAATGGCATATCCGAATACCCGATGCTTTCCGTTGTCCTTTTTACAAATCTTATATTTCCCGGACACTGTTTTCCGGACATTGCCTTGCCTTTTCCTGTTTTGTTTCACATAATCGTTGAATTTTCTCATAGTCTTTGCCCTTTCTTTTTCTTGCGTTTTCACTTTATCTGTGATATGTTCAATTCATGTTGCACACAATCCTTTCTGTACAGTTAGGCAAGGCACTCAGTTCTGAGCTGGGTGCCTTTTTATATGCAAAATGTGCAATCATTCCGGATGAAATGCACTCAAACCTGCAGTCGGTTCCCATTGCGGATAGCTCTGTTCATTTGGTGCATAACCCGGTGCATTTATCCTTGAAAGCCAGGTGCATTTCCAGGTGCATTTGCTCAAATTACCAAGTGGCAATATTTTTGTTCTCTCGGTAGAAATGTAGGAAATATAAGGCTTTTCGGGTTCTTTTCTATTGTTTTTCTCATAAATTTTTGTAAGAAATCTTACAAGGTTTCTTGTATGGTTTCTTTACTAGATATTAGAGAATAGAGATAGATATTAGAGATAAAATAATATATGCTCATTTGCCTGTTGATCCTGTTCCTTTGCCAGGCCTGTTCCCAGTATCTTATCAATCCAGTATAAAGCTGGTTATTTTGATGCCGCCTTTTATCATTCTCTATTCCGTCGATAAATTCCAAACCTGCAGTCTGTTCCCATTGTGACACTTGAACCAATATCCCTATGCCTATTCTCTCTTGCAGGTATGGCAGTTCATTTTCTTGTGCCTATGAAGCCGTTAGAGCCGTAGGGAGCGTTTTTACTGTCTCTTGTGAGGAAATATAAGGGTGCAATCTAAAATCACTCAAATACGAGCCATTCTGTCGGTTGTACTGTTCGGTATGTTGTCGGGTTGCTCTCTGTTGTTTCTGTGGATCATATCCCTAAAACTGTCCTATGCCCTATTGGAGTATTTCTAACCTGCAGTCTATAGTTCGCTGATCCCAAACCAGGTGCAAAGAACATTTCGGAATATGCTCTTATATGGTGCTGTGGTGACGATACGGGCACTGGGAGCGTTTCTGTCAGAGTATGTGAGGAAATATAAGCCTATTATTCTTTTATTGCCTATACGGTCACATTATCCCTTTTCCGGCTTTCCAAATACCTTGTCGTAATTTCCAGTATCGATACACGCAGTATGGTCATTCATAAACTCAAACGCACTGTCCTCGGTCAATAGCTGTACCTTTGTCTCACAATCCTTACATTCATTCACGATGAAGAATGTACCCTTGCCGGTTCGGTATAGGCTCTGTTCCGTAAAATTCTTTATGCCGTCGATTTCCGTATGGCAGAGTAGCACGCTTTCACTCGGTATATATTGTTTCTTGTTGATGTAATACCTTACCTTGCTGTCTTGTCTCATTCCTAATCCTGGAAGATAGACGCAGTGGATCGGGGCGGAGCTCTCGCTGGATGCTGTTCTATCATTCCATATCCTTTCCCAATGGCCGGTTTGTTCCGGTACATTGCATTTCACTGGTGCTGTTCTTTTTTAGGGGTGACATATCGGACACTCACTCAAACCTGCAGTCTGACTTTACCGGAAGCAGTCCTTTATACCCTGGCAAAATAGAAAGCCATTCTCTCGTAAATCAATGACAAATCTTTGTAGATACACTTTGTCGTAACCATATACTTTTCCGCAATTTCCGGTGTGGAATACGCTCTGTCCGAGAGAAACAATCCTTGCATTACCTTAAACCGGCGGGCACTTTCGGGTGTGCCTATACGGTCACACTCAATCCGGAACAGGTCGGATGCCTTTTCTATTCGTGCGATCAGTCTCTCATTTTCCGGACGCTTTTTGTCGCTCTCGCTGGATATGCCCTCGGTATTCCTAAGGGTGGCTTTGATTTCCCTGTATCTTTGGAGCAGATCACTCATTTCTCTTTTATGGCGATTGCTCTCTATCTTTTTCGTTTCGCTGATGTATGCCTTTATTGACTCTCTTGCAGATATCTGAACCAGTCTCTCTAGTTCCTTATCCGTAAATGTATATATTCTCTCTGTCTCTTTTCCCATAGTGATATGTCCTTTCCATTGTGCTGTGAAGCCGTTACGCTTGTCGGATGCGTTCTTTATGCTCTTGGTGTGGAATTGTGAGGATAGGCAAAAGAAAAGGCAGGGCGGGGCGAATATGCCCTTGCCTTGCCTATATCTCATAGCCATAGTAAAGCTGAACGAGATCACTTATACCTTGCTGTATCACATTGTCGTAAACTGATTCCTGGCTTATGCCGAGCAGTTTCATTATTTCGCTCTTTGGCTTTGGTTCCCGGATAATAAAAGCCAGGACGAGCAGGTTGTGGCGGACCTTAAATGGTACGTGCTTTCCGTGAAAATCTCTGTAGCCCTTTTCCGGATATTCTCGGTGCAGTTCAATAAGCCGGTCCATGGTCTTTCTTTCCTTGCTGTCGGGTGGCTCAGTGCGGTATCTTTCAAGAAGGCTCAGGATATAATCCCTTTTTCTTGCTTTCTCAGATTCCATTTCGCTCTTATTGTCCGTTGGCTTTCGCTGATCCTTTGCAAGTTTCTTTCCAGTCCTGGATGCAATGCCTTTCGCCATTCTCTCAATCTTTTTCCATTCTGTTGCGGTCATAGTAGCAGGTTCCTTTCATTCTCTGACAATTCCTTTGCCAATCTCTCAGACGCTTTCTCGTACTTTTCCTTGTCCGATGTGTATTTTGTCTCGTACTTTTCATACACATTTCTCATTGAGTATTCCGGGAGAAAGTCAATAAGCTCATTTGCATATTTGCTGTGCCTAATGCGGATGTATGCCCTTTTCAGAATATCGCTTATATTTTGCCTTGAGCACTGAAATTCATTTGCTATATGGCTCATTCTGTGGCCTTGGTAGAAACGTAGCATTATAACATTTCGCTCATTATCCGGTAGGATACTCAGAACCTTTTGCATAAGCTCGTGCAATTCACGATCCGTAACCGATTCTATGACTGACTGGCTCACGTTCTCGTTACTTGCAATAATATCTTGCAGAGTTCCCGATTCCGGATCGCTCTCATTCAAGTATGTATCAAGGCTGGCTGTCTCGTGCCTGGCTATGACTTTTCTCATACTCTCGTAATTCAATTTACTCATTCCGAGCTTTTCTCGTATGCTCTCATGATCTATAGGCTGTTGGCACTCATTTCGTTTCTTACATTCCTGGGCGTATCGTTTGATGTGCGCTCTCATGTATGCCGGAATACGCATGAGCTGTCCGTTACGGTCATAGTAACGGAGTACACTCTTGCGTATAAAGTGAATGGCAAACGTGAAGAATTTGTAACCCTTGTCGGGTTCATATTTCCCGATACTTTCAAGTATGCCGAGGAACGCTTGTTGTTCCAAATCCTCGAAATCCTGGATGTCTGAATATTTCCATCGTTCCAAGCCGGTCATTTCATGTATGATTTTCTGAACCAATGGCAGGTTGTCGAGCCATAGCCGTTCAAGTAACTCTTTTCTTTTTCCCTGGCCGGTCTGAATTTGTTTAACTAATATTTCATTGTCTCTGTCTCGCTCTCTCTCTGAACCCGCACTCTCTTGTTTCAAATTCCACACGTTATCATTCCTTTTCTTATTGCTTACAATAACTTTGAACGGTCAAAATAAATATACCGGTATAAGTTCTCGTATTGGTCTCGTTTGACATTCCTTACCTGGTCCAGGTCTGACATATCACTCATTTGTGCATTGTATTTTACAATCTGATCCTGGGAACCGTTTTCTGTTCCGATTCGCTGTATCTCATAGCGCAGGCTGTTCAGAAGGTTTGCAAATGTAATCAATTCCTGGCAGGCTCTCTGATGGATTTCTAATGACCTGTTGATTATCTCAATTCTCATATTCCATTCATGCTTATACATATCGCAGATTTCTTTCCAGGCATTGGAAATTGTGCCCGGTGCGAATGTCTCGCTGTTCTCGATTTCCTTTACCATAGGTTCGAGATATGCTCTTGTCTTTTTTGCAGTTTCCAAAGAGTCCGAATATTCAATAATCTTTTCCGCATTTCCCTCTTTTATTGCTGTCTCTAAAAGTTGTTCTGTTTTCTCAATTTCTTTATCCTTTTTGACAATTTGCTCTCTTGCGGTATTGAGTTTCTCAGTTTTCGCATTGATGTATGCCTTGAACTGTTCCGTAAATATGCTATTATCTGAAACCGGCAATTCCGTTTCCTGGCTTGCCATTCTAAGCAAGTCGAGCTGTTCCGTGAAATGCAAAAGTCTCTCTGATGCAATCAGACGAGGATCGTTTCCGTCATTTGGTATTCCCTCGTTGCTGATTTGATCCATCATTTCCCTCATGTGAGCCTTTGCCTGGAGGAGTTTGTCATTCGGTATAGTCTTTTTTCTCTTGAGCTCTTGGAGTAGCTGAGATTCCTTTAATCTCTTAATTTGTAATTCCGCCGAAATGATATTCTGATCTATCGTGGCAATTTCCTCGATTTTCGCTGTTTGGCGGTAACTCTTTAATTGTTGCAGTTCCCTCTCTTTCTGTTCGATTTGGTTATCCAGTTTTTCCATGTTTCTCTCTGTCCTTTCTGTTATTTGATTTATGCTTAGGCGTTCCGTAGCTTACCTTGAACGCTTATGGCCTTGTGATGCAGTCTCAGTCAAATATCCTGTGCTTGCTGGTCTATCCATATATCAATCTTTTTACGATCATACAAAACACGCTTTCCTATCCGGACAATCGCACACGCATTTTTGCCAAGTTCCAATGCGCTGTTCCTGCCAAGTGAGGTATAAGCCATAAGCTCTTTAATTCCCATGAGCCGACCATATTCCGAGACCTGTCGGTTGTTTTGTCTCTCTGTCATACCGTCAATTCCTTTCTGTTTATGTTGGTTTATTGTGTTCCTTTATGCACATAATAAACTCATTTGCGAGTTGTGTCAATACTTATAATTCTCATTTGCGTATTTAAAATGTATAGTAGGTACGTGGAACAAATGCGCTTAAATATCAAAATACGCTCAAATTGCGCTATATTCTTGCTTTTGAATAGGTTGCTGAGTAATATTTGCCGAATGGCAGCAGGCTCACATACGCAAGCAGAAGAATGTTTACTATACTCATTTGCGAGTGGCAGCAGTCGTAATTACTCACTCTTTGCGTGTCTTGCGGTGTGGTAGTATGCTGTGAAATGGTGTCGAGAGCGTTCGCAGATTTGCAAGAATTTTTCCTATTCCGTACCAATTTTGTACCAAGTGTCCTGGCGGTGGTCTCTCAAATACCGATATTACTGAGCTTTCTTGGCAATCGCAAACTATATCCCAAATTTCATCAGCAATCTTTCTGTTCTTGATTTCATTGAAACGCTCGTTGAAACTAACAGAGTTGCCTTTCAGAACTTCCTCTACTGCACTGTCGATCTCTTCCTGGTTCATGCCGGCCTTTTTGCCGATGAAACCGAACAATCGGCTGACAAAACCATTCTTATCGCCATTCTCTCCTGTGGACTGCCCCTTTTCGCCTTTACTCTTTGTTAGCTTAATGTGAGCATCCGGATTTGCACCCTCATCTACAAAATCAACCTTGCTGATTCTGAGATTTTTTAACTTTGTTGCCACTTTGCTTCCTCCTTTCCGCAAGATTTATATTAAAAAAGACACCTTTGCGGTGCCTCTCCTAATAACGGAATGATGTTTCTGTTGCTGATAAACTCTTCTAACTGCTCTACTGTGGACTCTCGCAGGTTATTCAAACCGTAGCGGTCCATAAATTCGAGCAGGAAATCAGAAAAAGGCACCATATCGGATGCCTTGCTGATCTGTTTTATCAATTTGTTCTTTTTGCTTAGATTTGTCTCCATAATGTGAACTACCTATGCCCTTATTACACTCTCGTATGTGGAATTATAAGGTTAAGACTGCTGAAAAACTCAATACGCCCCATTTTTACAAGGTGTTTTCATCTTCTACTTCGACTCTCTCGGCTTCTCCTTCGATTGAGAACATCGGATATGTGCCGTCCTTAACCTTTTCCCATACATCCTCGTCGGTTACTTTGAAGCCGATCCACCAACCAATCGGAAGAGTGCCTGCCTGGATTCCCATTGCCTGCATTTTCTCTTCCGTGAATACCACGGATTCAACAAGGACTGCAGCTCCGCCTCTTTCGTGCATTTCTCCGCCTTCACGATAGAGTAACACATACTGGTATGCTGCGTTTTCCAGTTCTTCCGGCTCGATGATGTCCTCCTGCCAGTCCTCAATCTCTTCTCCGTCAGCACGGATCGCCACATTCGCCCAGCCAAATGCCAGGTGCTTGTCGTCATCGGACTTGGCAATCTTAAACCTGCCTTTAATCACATTGCTGGCAGGCTCTTTCTTCTGCGGTTCTGCAGACTTCTTGATGAAATCAGAGAACTTCTTCACTTTCTCACTTCCTTCCTCTCGGTGCAGCCACTTCGATATACTCGATAGCGCAGGCACATCTCGGGTGTGCAGGTGGTAACATATGTTGTCCTGCAAACAGAGCCTTTCCTTTGAAATCAAAGTCGGAGTCCATATCTACCTCAGTACCTTCCAGCGCATTGCAGATGTCGCACACCGAATCGTCTCCGGATGTACTCCATCTCTTTACCATCGTTCCAAGATACCCTTCGCCCTGTGCCTGGCGTATGCCTTCATCGGCTCCACGGTTATAAGCAAAAGCACTCTCGGTCTGAGCGATTGTGAATGCCCTGGCCCGGTGCTGTTTCTCTGCATATTTCTGAGAAGCGTCCAATGCCTTCCGGCGGATGCTCTCAATCTTCATTCTCGGATGCTCTTTTCGCATCGTAGCCACGATATTGTCATAATACCTGGCGTTTGCTCTTGCGTCACCCTCTGTCAGACCGATGCATGGACGAATGAGCCTTGCCAGCTCATCTACTGTATGGCTCTCTCTCATTTTCTTTTCCAGGAGTGCCGCTATTGCGTCCTTCTGTTCTTCTGTGCATCGGGTAACAAACTCAGCTCCTCTTTCACTGATCCAGTCGAGAACGCCAGGTGTCTGAGTGTTAAACTCAAAAGCGAGACCGTCCAGGATTGGTTGCCCGGTTGGTCCCGCTGCTATTGCCTGCGTCCACATTGACTGTAATCTCTCGGCAACAAGCACTGAGTAATCCTGTTGCCAAGCCTCTAATGTCTCTTTGCTGAGGCTTCCGTCCGCTACTGCCTTTCGGAGTTCCTGGTACGTGATGGCATCCTGCTGATCCTGCCAAAACCCGCATAGGATTTCAACCGGTTCGTCACATTCGTTCTGCAGGTACTCTTCAAGTCTGCGTAGGACTTCTTGACTGCCCGGTGTCTTTGCCTTGCGTATTCGCTTTGGCCGCATGAACCTTATTGCCATTTGCACCGCTCCTTCCTAATCGCCTTTTAGCGGCTTCCGCCACATTGTCGGGGATTTCTTCGCCTTCGTCGTTTCCATCGCTTCCTGCGGCTGTCTCAGGCTCCGGTGGCTGGTTCTGCTCCGCCTGTTGCTTACGCCGCTGGTCTATCGTCCTGTCGTCCGTTGTTCTCTCCGGCAGGTGTCCAACCTGGCGAATGTAATCTTCCAGTCCGTCGTCCGGTACCAGGATTCCGATGCCGGTCATATCCTTGATGAATGCCGCAACCTTCGTTACGTCCACATCTGCAATGTCGCCGTGGGACATCTTTGGGTACTCCGTGATGCCTGCAAAATGTTCACCGTTAATATCGATCAACGGCGGGATGCCCTGGCTGTTGAATGTCTCGCAGATCATGTCTAGGAATGCACCGATTGCCATAGCGAACAACTCCGTCTTATCGGAGCTCAACGCCCAGGAACCGGTCTCTGAGTGCCCCAAGAAAATAAAATCCGCCAGTACCGTCATTGCAATTCGGGTATCGTAGCGGTTGATGATCGCATTCGTGTCAAACTGTCGGGTGCCGCCGGAACTTAACAGTTCCAACTCATATCCTGCCGGAAGTACCACGCCTTCCATCTCGTCTCGACGGATGCTCTTTACCATATTTTCCAGCGCAATTCGTGTCTGCTTGTTGTCCTCAATATCATCGTTCCAAAGGTCTAACCCTTCCGGTCCGTGCATTACCGGGAGTCCTGCAAGGTCTCTTTCAATGCCGATTCCTTCAATCTCCTGGATTCTTCTCTTGAAGTACCAGGATCGGTAAGCATTTCTCAAAATGCTTCGTCCTTCCGGGTTGTTCTTCCTGCTCTTTGTACGGAACAGCAAAGCCTTACTCATTGGTATCGTGTAGGTACCAAAGTCCGGAGGCGGCATCTGAGTCATTCCCAGCAGATTGTCCTCGTTGTCGTATTCCCATCGGTAGAGCGTTTCCTGCGCTCTGATAGGCAATTTCTTCCATCCAATCAAGCCATCCGTGTACTTACTCTTCGTGGTTGGGTTCTTCGTATTTCCCATGCGGCGCTTATACACGATCTCGTGGAAGCTCCAACCGTAAGTGAGGAAAGATAAGATTTCCGAAATTGTGTCCGTCCAGGTGTCCTGCATATCGTGCATACAGCTTTCTACGAACTCTGCAGCCTCTTTGTCCTTTGCGGTATCGCCTCCCGGCTCTACATTCCAGTCGCACTGTCTTACCAGCATCTCGATAGCGAAGAGGATCGCACCTACCACATCGTCATTCTCAGACATTTCACGGTAGACCTCTATTCCTCGTGTGCCTCTCAGTTCGTGAAGGAACTCCTCGTAGATTGTTCCTCCGTAGCGTCGCTGACCTATGCGACCGATTTCTTTGTTAGCCATCTGTTCTCACCTCACTTATTCCAATAACTGCTCTTGCCTAACCGGCTATCCTTAGGCGGTGCTGAGTATGTAGCACCACTCTCCAACTCTGTAAATGCCGACGAGCTTGCATCCACCATATCCTTGAATTTTGACTGCGGGAAGTTCTCGCACTCGTTGAAATACTCTTCATTCCACGGTGCAATCAGCACATCAACATTGCCCTTATCCATGCCTTCAAGCCCTAACCACTGTGCCGAGAACGGTTCTGCTCTCGTCACCTTGTCTCCGGACTCTTGAATGCACTTAACAGCAAAACCAGCCAAGAGCTTCATAAAACTCTGTGCCTGGTCTTTACCTGCTTGGCCTGGGTCCTGTGGAAGTCTTGTTGCTACCCTTCCGTATTTCGCCCTGTCGGCTATGCAGGTCTGCTTTATGATTTCTCGCACATCGGACGAACTCAACCGGCGATTGATAACGTCGGCCACAATGTACCGTCCGTTTCTTCTCTTTCCGATCAGCACGCCTGCTGTGTACGCCGGGTCTCCCTTTTCATCCTCAGATGTTGCCGCAAGGTCCCAGCCTCTCGCCCACTTAATAACATCGGGCGGTATCTCTTCCAGCATATTTACTTTTACTCGCTTGAACATCAAACCTGCGGCAGCTTTAATCTTCCAGTTGCCATGCAGTAGTCGCTCTCTCTGCACAAGAGCCATCGCCTGCAGGTTGGCTAAATACCCTGGGTCATTCTTCATCAGAATTTTGTTATCATGCAGCGTACTCGCAATGAACGTCACGCTCTTAGGCATCGTCTCAGCCTGTTCCGGCTTGACACCGTTCTCGATAGCTCCCTGCACTGCCTCTTCCCTGCTGTCAAACCAGGTAACGACCTCATTCAGTCGCACCATCCAGCGGATCACTCCCGACCGTTCCGGTATTGGGTAGCCGGTCTCTTGGTTTATCCACCAGGAAATGAACTCAGCAACCCAAGAGTCTGCGTCCGGGTTGCAGGTGGCTCGTACATACGGCTTTACACCGGAATCTGTACGGTTTCGAGACAGCATATAAAAGAACTGGTACTCGCTAAAGTGCGTCAGCTCGTCAAATCCTATCATCGTGAGCTGTGAACCCTGCCAGTCGTCGCAATCTTCATCACGTCCGAGGTGGGCGAAATTGACCGATGCGCCTCTTTTGAAAGTCCAGTGTAGTTTTGGTGTCTTTAACGGCTGGGAACCTTTCACGTAGCGGTAAATCTTTCGTGAACTATCCCATAAGCCTCCTGGAGATGTTACCTGCGTGTAGTCACGTCGGAAGATAGTTGCGTTGTAGTCCGGATTGTTCATGTACCGAAGCGGCTCTAACAGCAGTCCAAAGGTTTTTCCTCCGCCTGCAGCGCCTCCATAAATGCAAATATCCGCAGAGGTCGCTAAAAACATTTCCTGCGGTCCTTTCTGCGGAGCTAATACGATTTTCTCTTTCATCAATCGTCCCTCCCATTATCCGGAAGGTAAATCTGAACCTCCGCATCATTGTCGCTGGTCTGATCCACATAGTCCTGTGGTCTATCCTGCCAGCGGTCTCTCTGCCGGTTCTTCAACCAAAATATCTGAGCCGTGACATCCGGCGGTACGTGCTTCTTGGTCTTTTCAATCTTGACCGGTTTCACATTGCCGTCCTTGTCATACTCAATGATTTTCTTCTCTTCCTCGTACTCATAGCCGGTAGCTCTCTCGTAGAGACTCCTTATTACCTTCGCATCTGATACGCCTTTACCTTCTCCAAGCGCCTTGCCGAATGATTCGTGTTCCTTGGCCCATCGCATAATGGTTCGTTCGGAGACTCCCATGGCAAGGGCGATCTCTTCATTGGTGGCACCCATTGCAGCCAAAGACCACGCCCAGTTATCGTGGTAAGGGGCATTGTATTTTGGCTTAGCTGCCATACATTAACTACCTGCCACTGAGGTAGTCAGCACATAGGTACTCGATCAGTTGCCACCTGTTCTTACTCGTGATTGTCCCTTCCTTCTCAGCTTTCTTGATTGCCTGCTGAATAACGGAAGCGGACTCACCCGGTACCGCATTACTGCCAAACAGTTTAGCGAGGTAGGTCCATTCTCCTTCCTCTGTGAAACCGCAGTCGTCCATCTTCTGAGCGGCGTTCTCGATCATGGAGTGGATAGCCGCACCGACGTTTCGGATGTCCGTAAACTTCTGATACTTGCTAAGTGTCTCCACAAATCCCTTGCACTGCTCGTAGGATGCCACGCCCACAATGTCCGGAGCCTTTGATTCCAGGTCTTTAACCAGTGCGTCCATATCCTTTACCTGGTGCGGAAGGAATGTAAACGTCACATTCTTAAAATCAAACTGAACCGCAGGACTCAGCATCTTGTCGTACTGTTCCAGCGGTTCTTCCATGATCTCCTTGCCGACGAATGACTCAATCATATCGTCCACATCGTCTATCATCTTCACGATTTCTCTCAACGTACTGTCGTCGTCGAAACCGGAAATTGCATTGTGTGCCAGCTGCTTTGCCGCAATCTTGCTTCGTGAGAGACCGGACACATCGACAATAGCGATGATTTCCTTCATCTCTGCAGCGCGTGCGCTCTTTACTCTGTGGTGGCCGCTGATGATTTCCAGCTTGCCATCCACCAAAACAAAAAGAGGCAGGCTTTCCAGCTGTCCTCGCTTCTTGATATTAGCGGTCAACTGATCCTGCATCTCGTTTTTCATTATCCTGGCGTTGATGTCCTGCTCCTTAACCTTATCCAGCGGAACCTTGGCGATCACCAAGCCGGAACCCATATCGTAGATTACTTCGCATCCTTCGATTTGCTGGATGCCTTTGCTCTGTTCTTCTGCCATTCGTTTTCCCTCCTTAGCCATTCTTGAAGCGTCTGCTGTTCAGTTCTTCCCTCTACCAGTTCAGCCTCATACGTGAGCTTGTAGCCGTTCTTCTTGTCCTCAACCCTGTTTACCAGTTTCATGATGCCTCGTACCTCTTTGTTCTCCGGGTACCTGGTAAGCATTGCGGTGCGCATCTTTGTGACCTTCTCCTGTTCGATATTGTCCAGGAGTGTATCTACAAAATCTCTGTTCTGCGCCAGCATATAACACAGCCTGCCGAGGCGGTATGTCTTGTGTGGCACCTTCATCACGTACCAAACGAATACGCTGTCTGCCGCCATCTTCGAGATGCCGAATACCCCAGCCACATAGCCATCAATCAGCAATGCCCTGTTGAACGTCGCCGATGAACCGACAAAATTGTGAGTCCATAACTCTCTGTAATACTGAGCCTCTGCTGACTTAATCGGGATAACCTGTACCTTGCTATCTTCCCGGATCACATAATCTCTCGGAAGCATACTGCAGTCTAACGGCTGTAACTTACTCTCTGCTGGACGCTTTATCTTCTTGCCGTTTGCCAGGGCGGTTGCCTCTTCCTCCCGGTTCGTAGTGATGTAAGCATTCAAATCTGCTCTCGTGCCGGAGCGGGCGTATATCGTATATCCTACGGCTTCGCCTACTCTCTTCTCCTGGTAGCAGATAACCAGCGCCTTCGCATCCATGCAGAGGTCGTAGAACTGCTGGTGTCCTGTCTCCGGGTCAAACAGTTCATACGGCGGTTCCTTCCAGGTCATCTTGCCCTGTGTGTCGTAGAACTTCTCATATCCGGAGAAGTAGGTCGGTGGGTTTGCAATAACCAAAGCGTGCGGATCGTCCAGCACCTCTTTCAGATGCTCCCACATATCCAATGGTCTGTAGCTCATGCCACCGAGCAGGTTCTTGATAACCTCTATCTGCCGATTGATACTCTCGATGTGTTCCTCTCGTCTGAGGCGCAGGTCTGTGAGTATCTGATAGAAATAATCATTTCCCGCATTCTTCGAGGTTCTGAGGTACAGCTGCGCATACAATGCTGTTGCCGGGTCAAGAAGTTCTTCGTCACCAAAGCCTTGTGCGTGGATTTCCAGCGGCTCTAATGACTGGCCGGTAATCGCATACCCGAGGACTGTTGACATCATATTGACGTCGCTGGTCTCGATCTGCTCCGGCTTAAACCCATTCTGTACTGCCAGGTTCGCCATTGCAAAGGTACCGGCACACGGCTCAACGAACCTTGTATATCCGGACTTTGCTGCAGTCTCTATCAGAGTAACAAGAAACTTCTGCTCCGACGGACCTAAGCACCCCAGGAACATTGCTCCCGGATCCATAAAAAATGCCATATCCTTGTCTCCTTCCCTAAAAATTGTTCAATATATACAAAAAGCCGAGACGGTTCCCTGGTACTGACCCGGGGATTTTTGATACCTACCTCAGCATATTGCACAAAAAAGACCTCAGACCCGAAGGACACTGAGGTACGTTCCGTGATAACAAATAAGGCACCGTACCCTTTCGGATGCGATGCCGTTGTTTTTGGACCGGAACCCTGCGATGAACAGGACCTTAACTATGGAATAGCCACGTGCTACTTACACCAGTTCCGGATGTTATGATTAAATCCCTGCCAAACCAAACAAACTCAGCTGCTCGTAACCAGGTTCTTCCTTCCTGGTTTCGACTGCCTTCTTGACAGGTTCCTTGCTTTCTTTCTTAGCTGCAGGCTTCTTGACCTTCGGCTCTGACGGATCGTATAACTCCTCGATCAGTTCTCCGGTCTGTTCCGCCCACCATTCAGCGAATACGGTTCTGTGACACCAGTCTCCTGGAACTCTCACATCTTCGTAGCAGAGAAGCACAAGTTCTTTCCCTTCTGCCCTTGCCTCCGCATTCATCTTCTCGACCATATCGATGATTCTGTCTGTGCCGATACCTTCCAACTTCTCGTAATATGCAGGCTTGAATCTGTCAAGCTCCATATTCAGCATATAGCCTTTCGGTGCCAACGAGTAGCACTGCTTTCTCAGCGTGTACCCCAGCGGAAACTTCGGTGTTCCGATGCTTATTCCTACCGGGTAATACTTACCACTCTGTAATTCCTTGTTGCTATACCTGCTAATCCAAATTGCCATCTCAATCACTCCTTTTATGCTGGTTGTTTATAGTTTAATTATACTATACGGACCTGTCTAAGTACACTGAAATAGCCTTATTTAACCGATTGTTCATATTTCCTCTTCGGCTAACTGGCAGGGATTTCGCCCTGCCGTGCCTGCCGTTGGGAAGAAATACAACTGGCTATTTTTAGGGGTGACATTTGGGTTATCGGCTAATTAGCATATTACCACTTGGTAATTCTTTATGCAACCTACTCATTTTCTACCAGGTTGTTTTACAGCCACAGGGAGCGTTTAGAAATCCGCACCCAGTAAGTAAATAGCCACAATGCCACATGCTATTCCTATGTCCTTGTAGACGGTCTTATCGCTTATGTTTTCTACTTCCGAAATCTCCTGCACCGTATAAGGTTTTTCGTCCAGGTACATCATGCTTAACTCTCTATAACGGCGTTTCGCCTCTTCGCTTCCGCTCTTTTCGCACTCCTCACGGTACATTTCGGTCGCTTTTTCTATCCGGAACACGCAGTATAAATCCTCTTCACGCTTGCGCTCCGTATCTTTGATTGTCCTCTCGGACTTTCCTGCTATCTCTCTTGTGTTTCCCATAAGGTCCTCAATGAACTTCCATCTCAGTTCTGCCTGCTCCTCCGGAGTGAACTGCTCTCCATCCGATAATGTCGCCTTGATTCTTCTGTATGAGCTGAGCAGTTTCTTTGTCTTTCTGACTTTGCTATCTTCCTTCTTTCTCCTACGCTCTTCCTTCTTCTGCTCTTCCTTGTATGCCCTTACACCTTCCTTGGCACCGATAGCAGCTATTTGGTTGATCTGTTCCTGCGTTAGTGGGAAGATTGCTTCGCCCTTTGCCTTCTCCTTATTCTCCGTTGCCATAATGTCGCCTCCTTGACTTTTCTCGCATTTGCGAGTATAATATTCTCAGTCACGAGTCGTTCCTGTCAAAGGGGCGGCTTTTCTTTTTCTCAACGGTTTCTTGCCTTGCAGGTGGCAAAGTGTGATATGTAGCCAAAGCCTTCTGCGTTCTCGGATGATACCTTATCAGCACATACGACCTCGCCTTCCGGCGTTACTATCTTCTCCTTTGCCTTTACTCCTGCTCCTGGCCTGCGGTAGCTAATCATCGTAGGGTCTACCGGCATATTCTTTCCAGCCTTTGTCTTAACCCACATAATATGACACCCGCAGTTCCTGCAAGTCCCGAACGGATCATGGGACCTCATGGGATTTTATCACTCCTTTCTTTCGTTTTTTAATGCACATTCCAGTGCTTCTCTCAATACGCCGACGTTCAAATCTGCCAGCTCTATGTCTTTTTCATTCAGCAAGTCTATCTGTATTTGAAACCTATTCCTTCTTTCGGTGTAGAACGAGCAATCTCCATATCTGTCACAGGAGCCTTCTGCCGGGATGTCATAATGTATATGTTCGTCGCCGTCTATGAAGTGATGCCCGCAGTCGCCTTTATGTTTTGTACAATTTTTGCAATTCATCATCCGCCTCCTACAGTCCGTCGAACCATTCTGACAGTTTTCGTGTGCTTCCATCTGCCATCTCTATTTCAGGCTCTTCTACCATCACCGTTCCGGATATGTTAGCTCTGACCTTGCCCGAAATAATGTGTACTCCATTCTCAGCGGATATTCTTTGAGCCACGGCCTCCATATATCTTTCAAGTGTATAAAGTACGCTTGCGTCAATCGGTTTTCCTATGAACTTTTGAGACATATTTTCAAATTCCTCATAAAATTCGTTTTGTATTCTGTCCCTGGTTTCGACCATTTCTGAAATCATCTTCTTCCCTCCTATATTCTCAACCATATCAAGGCTGCAACTCCTGCTATAAGCATGATCGGTGCCAGGACGATAAACAATACTGCTCCTACCGTTCCTATAAACTCGCCTACCCTTGTTTCATCGCAGGTATCTATGCCACCACATATGAAATACCGCCCTTCGCCCGTTTCCGGATCAATTACTCTGTCGCAGCACTTTCCATTGCATCCATACGTTTGTTGCCGCCTCTTTACTGCTTCCTCTTCGGTCTCTTTTTGCCTTCGCACCTATTTCACCCCCCCCCGCTCAATTTTCTTCAATTCCTCAATGCTGATGATTCTGCAGTCCGGGAGCATTATATGCACGTCTCCCAGGTTGACTGCAGTACCCTCAATTCTCATTTTTGGATAGCTCACCAGCACCGAGCATTCCTGCGCTATTCTGTGCGCATTGTCTGAGATAACCTTCCGGACTCTCTTCTGATCTGCAACTGAGGTTCGCTTACCGTTGACCGGTATCTTCCGGAACTCAGTCTGCATCTCAGTCTCTCCTTTGTATATCCGCTCATACACGTATAAGAAACCTCTTGCCATATCGCTTATCCTTTCTCTTCGTCCGCTACAATCTTTGCCTTTTCTCCGGTATCTTTGATTTCAAGCATCACGCCAGGCTTCAAGTATGCGATTGCTACCGGATGCCCGAAGAAATCCTTTGCGGCTCTTCTCAGCTTTTTCTCATACTTTGCCATCTTCTTTGCGGCGTGCGCTCTTACCCATTCTCTCGCAAATTTCATCTGCTCCATGTCGCTCTCCGGCGTATTCATATTGCCTCCTTACTTTCTGTTCGGTTTCTTGATTCTCTCAATCTCCTGCAGGGAAGGTTTGCCTACGCACTTCTCCATCCCGGCCGCCAGTTCCTTTGCTCCCGGGTTGTTCTTCTCGACTTCATCCGCCAGGTGGCGCAGGACTAAAACTATCAGTCCTGCATCATTCTTGGCGTATGGAGATATGCTGTCTATAACCCTCTCTGAGTAATACTGCAGACCATGGCTTACCAGGTTCATTGCCTGCTTGGTCTTGCCCTTTGCAATCAGCTCATTGCCTCTGTCTACATAACTGCTCACTCTTGGTTTCATCAGTCCCATATCTACTCCTCCGGATCTTCGTAATCGTAACCTTCTGTGTCTGCATCGCCCAGGATGTCGTCGGTAATATCCTCCGGCTCTTCCTCGTTAGGTTCCTCAGCTGGTGTATCTCCCGGCTCTTCGCCGTTCTCTTCCGACTGTATTTCTTCCTCTGTAGGCTGGGTGTCTGTTTCCTCTGTCTCCGCAGGCTTCTCTTCGTCTGCCGGTCCAGGTAACGCCGGTCTTACATCTGCATCGATGTATGTACCGTCGATAATATCCTCATTGCCTTCGCCTTCCTGCTTCTGACCCTGCATAAAGTCTGAGTCAAAAATCGTTCTCTGCTGTGTGTTTGCAATCGGCTGTAATACATAGCAGCCAGTCTCTTCATCCATAACCATCTCCATCTCGTTGTTGAGATTTCCACCTTTCTCGTCGGTAATCTTTACTGCAGATGTGACCTTGTGCTTGAACTGCGGCTTGCTAATCTCCCTGGACTCTCCCTTGATATTCGGGTCGTAGTTCGGGATAAATTCCTTCACCATGGTAACGTCAATCTTAATTGTCATACTTCCTTCATTGGACTGCTTCTCAATCATGTTTCCAAGAAGTCTCTGCAGAACAAAATTCATATCGTGCTTCATATTCTCGAAGGTATTGCTGTCGAAATCCAATTTCTTGTCAAAATCATTCATCACTTACTCTCCTTTGCAATCTTGCCATATTTGATATTGTTCTCATTCATAAAAGCAATCAGTTTTCCCAACTGTTCCTTGGTTCCGTCTGCAAAGAAACGTACTCTGTACTTCTTTTCCTGCTTAGGTTCTTCCTTCGGAGCGAACGGATCAACTGCCTGCTCTGTCGGTGCCGCCTGCGCCTCTCTAGCTATTGCCTGCGAGAATGCCGATCTCTCAATGGACTCGATTACCTTACCAATTTCGGACTGAGGTTCTGTCTGTTCGACTTCTGCGGCGGCTTCCTGTGCTTTCTTAGCTTCTGCCGCTTTACGCTCCGCTTCTTCTGCCTCACGCTTTGCCTGCTCCTCCGCTTCCTTCTGCTTGCGGATTTCTTCCTGGCGTTTTCTCTCGGCCTCTTCCTCAGCCTTACGGCGCTTGTCCGCTTCCAGTTTTTCTTCCAGGTCTGCCAGCCTCTTGTTCTCTGCCATGGCCTTGCTGAGGTCCAGGGTCTTGATATACACATCCTTCGCATTCAGCTTATACTTACTATCCAGGCTGTCGATAGTCTCCAAATCCGTCTTAACCGTGTCGATCTTGTCCACGATTTCCTTCTGTGCGGTTGCCAGCTTATATGTCTGATTAAGGTAACGGCTGTCGAAAATCTTTTCAAACGGCAATACCTCGGCCAAATCTCCGATATTTTCATCGTAGGTAGCCTTGATAGCCGCTTTCTTTTCTTCCTTCTGTTTCTCCTCGAACGCCTTTACCTGCTGGTCGATCAGTGCAACCGGCTCATTGATAAGTGCCGTGATTTCCTTTAACTCTGCCTCGAACACTGCATAAGGCTCATTGATGATGTTCTTTACCTGCTTTCTTCTCTCCTCAATAGCCTTAATGAGCTTGTTCAGCTCTGCCCTGTCATTCTTCGCCGCCTTAATGTTTTCCTCTGTGTAAACCACATTCTCGTAACCAGCAATCTTGGCTCTTACTGCAGCCTCCAACTCTTCCTTGTTCCACTGAATGCGTCTGAGAAAACCATCCTCTGTCGGGTTAATCAGTCTGAACTCCATTTTCCCTGCCGGTACTACCGCTGTCTCAACAACTTCTGCTTCCACTGTTTCAGTTTTCTTTCTTCCTGCCATTGTCTACCTCCTAAATTTGATCCGGTCCTACGACCTTTATCATCACATCAACCCTCGGCGTTTCTGAGTAAAACTTCCTTACCTGTGCATCCACGACTGCCGAATCATCGTGGTACGCTACCAGGTTTAGACTGTCGCAAACAATCTTGCCGATATTATCCCAGTCCGGCTTCTTGGTTGGTCTGATCCTGTGTTCCAACATTTCCCTGCGCTTCTTCTTGCTGGTGGACTTCGGAATTTCGTAATATGCAATTATCCTTACATCCAGCATTGCCCCTTCCGGAAACATCTTTCCTTTGGCTGCTTCGCTGTAAAACAGCTTCACCAGGTTTTCATAACTGGTGGTCTCTTTCGGGGTGTACGTCTTAACATACGCCCCAGCTCTTGAAAACTTCGGTCTCTGTTTCCCGAATGGCTGTCCTGGTATTGTGAAACGAATCTGCTTCATATCTTCATCCACTTTCTGCCTCCTATGCCTTGTCGCCAATCTCGGCCGACATCTTATCCGTCACCTTCTTGGCTGTCACCTTCGTTTTTCCGCTTGTTGCTTTGTAGAGTTCTGCCTTATCTGTGCCTTCCTCCACATACACCTTCAAGTAGTAATCTAACTGCTTTCCGGTCTCTGTCTTTTTTCTCTTTCCTGGCCCGACGGTATAACCGTTCTCGTGCAGAATTGCCGTAACCGTCTTGCGATCTTCCAGCTTGTCAATGCTGATTTCTGCCACCTTAATCAATCCCATGCTGTCATTCCTCCATTAAATTCTTCATGGCATCGAACCTCTTCGACGCCGCCTTTTCTCTCCAACTTCTGCCTGCAAACCTTACCGGAAAGCACATCTCAAATATTCTGTCATAGATACGTCTGTATCGGATGTCCTCTGACTCCTGCATATCCTTCAATGTCATATTCGTAGTGAGGATCAGCGGCTTTCCGGATAAATACCTGCTGTCGATGATGTTGTACACCTTCTCTAACGCATAATCGGTACTTCTCTCTGCTCCCAGGTCGTCGATAATCAGCAGCTTTGCTACATTCAGTCCCGCCATTATTCTCTCTTCCTCGTCGGGGTTGCCCTGGATGTTCTGCAGTATCTTCACGAATGATGTCATAACCACCGGGATCATCTGATCCAGCAGCTCATTCGCAATGCAGGCGGCCGTGTAACTTTTCCCGGTTCCGACCGTCCCCCAAAACAACAACCCTTGGCGTTTCTCGTACATTTCATCAAACCTTTTCACGTAATTGCCTGCGAGGTTGTAGATTTTCTGATTGTCTCCGTCCACCTGGTATCCGTCCAGCCTTGCCGCTTTCAGCTTGGCGTCCATAAGGCTGCTGGCTTTCAATCTTTCCAAACGCTGCATTTCCTGTCTCTTCTTTTCTTCCTCTTCCTTGCGTTTGTTCTCCTCAACCTTGCACTTACAGATACATGGAACAATTATCTCCCTGCCGCCGGTAAAATCCGACGCTGGCAACCTGGTCTGCTTTTTGGTTCTGCAGACTCCGCAGTAAAGCAGTCCGTCTTTGCCGATGTAGTCGCCCTCATTCTGCTCTGTCTCGAATGCTTCTGCAGGTAAAACCTTCTGCAAATCCAAATTCATCGTCACTCACTCCTTCCGAACGGATTCTCGTTGTCGTCGTACTCTGCTTCGCTCTGTGCCGGCTTGTCCTTTGGCAGATAATCCAGGAACGGCGTTGACTCTCCTAAGAATGTCTTGCCGTGCTTTATGTACATTGTCTCCGTTCTCTGCTTCTTACACTGTGCCGCATAGTTCTTTACTGCTTCATACAACTGCTCATGTGAGAAACCATCTTCCAGGCGTGCTTTATACTTCTTGTATGCCTGTCCTTTATCAACCTTCCTTGGGTACGCCTCCCACAATTCCTCGAAATCCGTTGTGTAATTACCAATCGCCTTATTTGACTTCTGTTCTGCAGGTAGTACCGGTTCTTTCGGCTCCGGAAGTTCCGGCGTTTCTGTGCTTTCTCCTGCCAGTGCTTCCTTCTCGGCCTTCATGCGGTTGTAATATTCTCTCTGCCTGTCAGCCTCACTGGACGACTGGCCTATGAAGTTCTGAATATCCATCATGTAAATCGCTCCGTTATCGAGCATCTCGATTAAATCCAGCTTCTTGAATACATCCAATGCTTTCTCGACGGTGCCCACCTGGTGCCCTGTCAAAGTTGCCAGGATTTCCGGCGTGTACGGAATCACATTTCTATACATCAACCTGCCGGAATTGCTCAGGCTTTTCAGATAGAGTTTCAGCAGGATATTGCTGTATAAATATCCATCCTTCATGCTCTCCAAAATCTTCATCTCGTCCGTGTTGAAAAAGTCCTCTTTCAGCTTTAGGTAGTAATATTTTCTGTTGTCTGCCATTCAGTCACCGCCTATCTCCTTAAATGCCTGCTGTCAAGTCCATAATCGAGATTGGCTTCTTTAACACTCTGTTGTGTCTGCAACAATCGCACAATTCGCATCTGTCCGGCTCAACCTCTCCATTCTTAACTCTGAGGATTCTCGGCATATTCATCTCTACCATGTGCAACGCTTCCTGCAGATAGTTGTCTGTTACGTGGATAATGCGGATGTCCGGCTCTGTCTGCTTCGTTGCTCCTGCAATGAAGAACGGCAACTTCTCGCCGGTATTCTGTCTCACGATTTCCTGGTAGACCGCACCCTGGATGTCGTAACCCCAGTAACGGACAAAATCGAGATAGCCGATGTCTTTTACCCACTTCAAATCCGTAATGGATGCCATAACCTTCAAATCAACGATAGCCACTCCCGGAATGTATGAGTCCATCTTGATCTTCCACTTCGCTCCGAACAGTTCTCCTGTCATAATGACCTGCTTCTGACCGCTCATATACTTCATGAAGTATTCGTCTCGCTCGATACGAGCAATGATCTCTTCTGCCTGCTTGAAGTTCGCCTTTAACTCTCCCTTCTGAGTGAAGATTTCCGGATTGTCCTTTTTGAACTGTTCCAGGCTTCCCTCGAAATAACTGTCCACATAGCTTCCTACCAGCAATGCTGTACTCTTTTCATCCTCCCAGCGTCCGTTCAGTTTCTCCATTCCGTAGAACTCGCAAGGCATCTTGCCGTAGGTTCCAGCAAAATCCTTATATCCCGATACGCTCATGTACTCCTGGTTAGCCTCCTGGCTATAATAATTTTCTGATGTCAGCTGCATTCTTCTTCCTCCTATTCAACCTCTTCCAAATCTAAGCCACCGATCTGCTGTTCCTCTTCTTTCTGCTCGATCTTATCAAACGGGTCCTGTGCCTCTACGATGTCCGGCTGGTTGTCGCCGTAACTTCCATCGCCGTCCTCGTCGTAAACTTTCTGATCGTCCTGGATTGCTCTCTGCATATCCACAGACAAAATACCCCATTTACTGAGGAGCATCTTGATAACCGTCTTTAATGCCATTGCCTCAAAATCTGTTGTCCACTTACTGCCCTTCTTATTGTTTTCCAGGTCATATCTGTACGCTGTCGAATACTTGCGGGCATGGTTCTCAACCTCCGCTGTTGTCATAAACAGTTCTTTTCTAAAACCAGTCAATAACTTAAACCAGGCATAGTATCCAGCGATGTTCTCCGATTTTCCTTCGGCTCTCTGCGTACACTTCGAGAAGTCCGTCACAAACTCAACCTCTCCGGTAATCGGATTGTATGAAACCAGCTCGTCCTTGTAGACAACCGAACAGTTCATCTTTTCATAATATCCGGAGCGGATCGCCAGCTGGATAAACCCCTTGTACATCATTTGAAACTGTGCTTCCGGATGTTTCTCCCACTGTCTCGTCTGCTGATTGTATTTATTGTTGTTGTAGGGCACGATTGCCGCAAACCCCAAATTACTGTCAATCGGTAAATCGTAGGTTGCTGCCACAAACGCCGCACTCATGATTGTTGTTGCCGGGCATTTCTTTAACTGTGCTGATCCAGCAACCACATTCGTAATGGATGCCAAAAACTGCGGTGCTTTCTGCCCCAAGACTTCCGTAAATTTCTTCTTTACTGCATCCTGGGAAATCATGCTCTTAACCTGCGCTGCTACACTTAACTGCGTTCCCTGCTGTGTTGCCACTGCATTCTGTTCTGCCATGCTACCTTTCCTCCTTTTCTGCTTCCGTGAGGCTTTCGCCACACAACTTTAATATCTCTTCTGCGCTCATATCATCCACGCATTCTTCACAAATCTTCCCTTCCGGAGAATCCCAAAACTTATCTCCTACCAGGATTCCATACCCGCATTTCACACATTCGTGAACCGGTACCGGCTCCGGTGCGTTCGGGCATCTTGGATGGCACGGGTTCATACCGCATTCTGCACACATATTCCTTCTGCCTCCAATCTTCTCAAAAACGTCGTAGCATTTACCGAGCATCTGAACAGATAGTTCTTAACCTCGTCCTTGAATAACAACGGCAGGTATTCCTCTCTGTTCTCAATCTTGCATATATCCATCTTCCGGTTGCACAACCATATGATTTGCTCAGCCTCTTCATCTGAGATGTGAATTTCTTTCTCTCTGTACTCGTCTACGATTTTCTGCAACTCTTCGCTCATAGGCTTTCTCCTCTCTCCATTCTTCGATGAAGTCCGGCAGGTACATTCTCGCCTCATTTACAAAATATCCGACGTTCATCACCACTGGTAAAACCATCCACTCACCGCCGTAGGCTTTATATCCTCTCTCGATGTACGCTGCTTCAACCGATACTTTTGTGAGAACCAGTCCCAGGCTTACCCAAAACCAATACAGTCTCACAAATCTTCTGACTTTCTTTCTAAATCTTCTCATACCGCCTGTTCCTTTCACTTATAGAAGTAATGTTTGCCGTACTTGAAAAGAAATTCCAAATTCTCGCTGTGCCACTTACTGTCGCTCTTGCTCTCAAAATACAAAGCATCCTGGCTTTCGTTCCAGTGGTCTACCTGGATCAGCTTCAATGCTTCGTAGCACTCCTCGTCCGGCTCTACTGCGTCGTATCTTCCGTTTGCTACTGGACTGAACTGGTTCTTCTGAAAAATGACTTCCTCGATTGTGTCCGGGAACTCATTGCTCCAAACTCTGTTGAGGACTACCAGCATAACCAGTGCCTTTCCTTTCACGCCTTCGCTCTCAGCTTCGGCCATTGCTATCTTGCATAGCAGGTAAGAATCGTCCTTGCCCCAATCCATACTTGCAATCAACGGTTCTTCTGTCTCAACTGCCTTTGCTGCCTCCGTTGGCCGTGTTGTCTCTTCGACCTCCGGCATATACGTCGTCTCTGCCACTTCCTCTGTGGCTATGTAGACCGGCCGGCTTTTTTCTTTCTCCTGCCCGAGCGTTTCTGAAATGCCACTTACTGCAAAACAGGCAGCTCCGACCATCGTTGCCATTCTTGCCGCAAACAATATTCTTCGCTTACTTGCTTTCTTCAATTCTGAACTCCTTTCCGGCGTTGCTCCGGCTTACTTGCCGTTCAAATACTTCTCTCCGGCAATTTTCATTTCGCTTATTACCTCTGCCATCTTCTCGAGCTGCCCGATGATTTTTTCCAAGGCTGGCAATTCATCCTTTGTGATTTTTCCATCTGCAGTTATCTCGATTAGACTGTCTCGCATATTCTTCAATGAATCCTCATTGAAGTTCTGCAAAAGCCTTAATGCAATTCCTTCTAAACTTTTCTCTTCGGTTGCCAGTGGTAGGAATCCGTGTACCGGGCATTCTCGCATACAGTACCCAGTAATCAATTCCGGGGCGTTGTAGAGGTCAGCCATAAGCACCACCTTGTCCACCGGGACAACCTTCGTATTGCCAAGCTCATAATCTGCCAATGTTGAAACCGATATTCCCAACAGTTCTGCAGCTCCTTCACGGCTCCATAGTCTCTCGTTGTATGTTGCCGCCTTTTTCCTGGCCTGGAAATACATATTTGTGTTCTCGTTTGTAGGGCCTCTTCCCATTTCTTGTTACCTACCCTTCCGCTATAATTTACTTATCAGCTGGAACAGCGACCAGGTTGATTCCGAGCAGGTTATTCACCCCGCTTACGATTGCTTCGTTCATCATCTTGCCGTTAATTACCAGTGACAGCCGATCCCTGGAGACATCCAGCTGCTTCGCCAGCTCATTGACGGTCATGCTCTGTTTTACCAGTTCCACCTTCACTGTCTGACACCATTCATCGGACGGTGTTTCGGTTCTCTCCGGCAGTCCTTCCGTTCCAAGCACTTCGTTGATCTTCTCAGCGATTACCTTGTAACTTGAATTGGAATATCTGCCATTGACTACCTGGGAAACAGTCGCATTGCTGTAACCGATTTTTTCGGCCAGTTGCTTCAATGTCATATCGTGGTCGATTACTGCTTTTTTAACAGCTTTGCCCCACTGTGATGTTTCCTGCTTCATGCTTGCGTTTCACTCCTTTCTCGCATTTGTGTAAAAACTATTTATCTTTTCTGATTTGCGTGCTATAATGTAAGTAAACCTCTTTACAAACTCGCAAACAGACGCACGAAATACAAGCACAATCTCTCGGCTCGCAACTTTGAGTTGTTTTGTATTTCATATATTTATTATAGCACGTATATGCGAGTTTGTAAATGTTTTTACTCTTATTTACGTATTATTTTTACCACGGAGGTTGCCTATGGAAATCATCGAAAGAATCACTGAAACCCTTGAAAAAACGGACAAAAAGGCTACTGATCTGTGCGACCGCCTCGGCATTCGGACATCTACGATGTCTACCTGGAAAACTCGCAATAGCGACCCGCCAGCAAAATACATCAAGCCGATTGCAGACTTCCTGGGCGTGTCAGTTCATTACCTATTGACCGGCGAAGAGGCTCCTGCCCGCAAGCTCACCACTGCAGAAGAGGACGAACTTCTCGAACTATACCGGGCATTGCCACAGAACAAACAATTTGAGTTTATCGGGGAACTCAAGGGATTTCTGAAAGCCTATACAGAGTCTCAGAAATACCTCGACAAAGAAAAAAGATTATCAGTTTAGAATGGTACCGACTTTACGGCCGGTACTGAGGAGATGTGCCTATGAATAACAAATACTTTGAGCTGGCACGCAATGAGGAGAGGTCCGGGAACGATGCCGCTGCATTGCTTCTTTATCTCTCCTCTTTTTGTGACAGTTGCAATCGCGGCACCAGGAATCGCTCCTATGGTGTCGTAGCGAAGATCCGGCACCTGCAGCACCGGCTTATGCTCACTGACCTGCAGTTGTTCGGATTGGTTCACTCATACGGTCCGCTTACGGGCTCTGAGTGCAAGAAACTTTTAGACTGTTCCATACGTGGTACCGGTATCTCCGGTTACGCCTATGGATATTAACAAATTCTCAGAGCGTCTTTCGCATTGTATGCAGGAACACCACTTGAACGGTAACGACCTTGCCGCTCTTTCCGGTGTGACTGCCGCTACAATCTCACGCTACCTCAACGGACTGCGAACACCGACCGTCGATAATGTCATTCTACTAGCCGATGCCCTCGATGTGTCCGTAGATTACCTTCTTGGACTGCATAATGTCCCGGACGATAAAATGCTCGTGTCCTTGTATTCCGTCGCTTCCAGCGACGATAAGCGTGTCCTATGGACGCTCCTGGAAAGATACGGAGGAAACC